TGGGCGTGTTGTCCTTTGTAGCCATGATATCTCCCTATGTCCGATTTGTCGGACATACCCTCTGAGAGCCATACAAACCCCTCAAAACCCCCCATACCCCTCCCCCTCCCCATAAAAGGGATTTTTTGGGAAAAATTCGGGCAAATTGGAAAGTCACCGACTTTTTGGGTTATTTCCAATTATTTAGGACACGCTCACGCTCCTCCAGTTATGTCATGAAATGTCATGACATGTCCGGATTTGTCCTAATTTGGACGGTTTTGTTCGGAAATATACCCTTTGTCCGACATGTCCGATTTGTCATGGTATTAGATGATACCGAGTACTTTGTCCGCTTTTTCTACGATAAGTCCTAGATCATGCCGCAATAGCCAACCATCGCCGCATTTAAGCGTATATAGGTCACTTTGTCCGGATACTTCGTAGTTTAGGCAGATATCGCAGTCTTTAGTATGACTGTTCACGCTTTCGCCTGATATTACCAGCAATAGCATGATATCGACGTATTTCTCATCTTTTGTCATGGCATGTCCTCTTTTGTCCGATTTGTCGGACATGCCGGATAAGGGGTATATTTCCGATTTGCCGCTTATGTCGCTTCTGTCCGACATGTCCGATTTATCACGCTTTAGTACTAAATACCGCTTTTACGGTAATTTCCACCCGCATAGTACTTTTTACCGGTGAAAATCGCGAAAGGCCACGCTTTAAGCCGATTTACCGTGCTAAGGCGTACTATCGTGAGATTTTTCATGACTTCTCCTACTTTGTCCGATTTATCCGATTTATCGTACATTTCGGACATGTCGGATAGGAGCGACATAAGGGGCTTTGTCCGGTATTTCCACTTTTGAGTTATTAAGTTACGATTTGAGGGGATTTCTCCGGTTTATCGGAAATTTCCGACATTTCCGTCTCGCCCTCTATGTCCGTATTGCCCTGGTACACCCTAATTATACCATGTCGCGGTTAGGCTGATATGTCGGATATATCCGGACATATCGTACTATATCAGGGTGCCCTTTTGCCCTACTAAATGGTGCTATATGCTGATAAATCGGACATATGTGGATACTCTAGGGCAAAAGGGGCGACATTTGGGGCATGTCGGACATGTCCGATATATACGATATGTCATATCGTACTATATCCGGACATTTCCGTACAAAAGCCACTGTGACATTTGTCACACCCACTATATCACGATATATCGGACATATCGGACATATCATGACACGCGACGTGCCGACAAATCGGATATATCATGATATATCCGTACAAACCGGACTGTGACGTAGATCACAGTGGCTATTGTAAGGATATATCACGATATATCGGACATATCCGGACATATGGGTCACCCACTATATCACGATATATCGGACATGGGCGACATATGGTATAAATCGGACAAAAAGTCATTTATCACGAAAAATCAACTATATTAGACAAAATAGGACAAAGTATGATATGGTGGTACCTCTCAGGAACATCTTGAAGTAAAATGAGTGTTAGTAAATTTACATAGTAATAGAAAAATTATATGTCACTATGAACAGGAATCTTTCTGCACCTGTCACAGTACCTTGGTCTCCCCCTCCCATTATATAAGAAAATTTCAGTGCATATTTTGCATAAGTGTAACCGTTCATGATGTTCAACAGTAGGGATAACGACATCTACTAGAGACTCAAGCGGAAAATTAGTTCTGGCGAACTCCCCAAAATATTTAATGGCAAGGACATCATATGCCTTAGCAGCATCTTCTGGATCTATCCACCCACCAATACGTATTTTTCTATAATTAACAGTAATTTGTGCATACCATTTTCCACTCACACCGACTATACCTTTAAAACCTGTTTTATTTGCTCTTGAGATTGATCTATTGGCAGAATTCTGTCCCACAGTTGCTATTCTGATATTTTCTCTACGATTATCTAAGGTGTCCAAATTCTTGTGATCAACCAGTTGTCCTTTGGTAGCATCTAATAGATACCTAGCCAGAACACCTTTTAAACCATTCAATTTAATCATCACAACCTGATATCCAAAACTATTAGTAATGGCATATAACTCACCGTCCTTAATCATATTATAATCTGCATCATCGATTTTACAAAAAATTGTTTGCTGGAAACTCTTATCATATATTGGAATGTCCATACATCCAAGTGTATCACATCGTTAGTGAACTGTCAAGTACTAAAATTAGAAAGCATACAACAAGTGGAGATATGCATAAGTATAGAAAACCGTCAAGATGTCGACAGGTTGGAAGGTCTTGACCATATACTCCCCCGGTAGTACTCTGATGTTGAGGACTCTTAGGAGGTGAATCCATGTCCGATCAGAGTAACCCTGATGCTCCCCCTCCTGTTGACCCTAGTTGGGACCCGATAAGTGCACTGCGGAACCTGACTATGGAGCGAGCACTAGCAGGAACTGATACTCCGCAAATGATTGCTAAGAGACTTTTTGAGGAAAACCTACCAGTTGCGGTCATGGCTATTTCACACTTAGCAACTTACTCCGAGACCGAAGTTATAAGACTTAACGCTGCAAAGTTCATTGTTGAACGTACAATGGGACCTGCCGAGCGTGCAATGGCAGTAGATGGCAAACATGCTTGGGATGACATCTATGATGATGTCGTGGTAGAGGCCGAAGGCTTCATCAAGCGTCAGTAATTGAACATAGGCAGTCGAAAGGCTGCTTATGTTTGATTGTTGTAATAGAAGCTGACCCCTGTGGTGCCCTAGGTTTATAGGGGGCCATATTTAAATGTATCGATGGGAGGGAAAATGGCTGTAAAGAGAGCTTTAGCCGGAGATAATGTTATTTACCGTCGGGCTAATATGGAAAGTATGGCGGTCATTGTAAGTGGTGGCCAGGGAGATGCACCTGCCGCTCCTGTAGCTGTTGGTAGCGGAACGGGTGGTACTTTAGCAGCAGCAACTTATACTTACAAGAACACTTATGTCAAAAATGGTGTGGAGAGTGCACTGAGCGCTGCGTCGAATGCTTATGTGGCATCTGGTGGAACTAGCAGCGTGGTGCTGACTGTTGCTACTGTTGTTGGTGCGACGTCGTATAAGATTTATGGTCGTACTGGTGGTACGTTTCTACTGCTCAATACCCTTACGGCGCCAACGGTTATATATACTGACACTGGTGCTGATGCTGCTGCTGGTGCAGCTCCGAATACGGACTTCAACGTGACTTTTAGAAGCCCATATGCTGGACACCCACAGGTAACTGGTGTTCTGCCAGGTCTTGGTGCCGGACAATACCAGAGGATTTAATATGGCATACTCTGGAAATGGGTCTGGTGAAACTCATATTGATAAGAGTATATCTGGAAAGAAAGCGCCTGTTAAAAAGGCTACGCCAGCCAAAGTGGTGAAAAAGAAGGCAAAATAATGGCCTGGACAGCAGTGGTTAATAACCACGTTCAAGTTATGTATGTTTCTGGTAGTAAAATTAAAGTCCGTCCTGGTGTGGTAACTGGAATAGTATCTGGGCAGACAGTTAATGTTCGAGTTGGACATGCTGGTGCCCAGACTTTTGCTGCACTGGTACGGCGTTTAGACCCAGCAGTAAAAACTTACCCATGTTATGTTCCTATGTAGGGAGTGAAGGGAAATGGTATTTCCACCAAAGAAAGCTGGCAAAGGAAAGCCGGCTAATGCACCAGTAAGTGCTCCTCCCGACATTGATACTAAGGCTGGGAAAAAGAGTGCTCCTGCTAAAAAGGCAGCACCACCTAAAAAAGGCAAGTAAACTCGACTCGGCGTCCAGATGAAGACGGTGAGTTGGAAGGAAAGACGGAAAATTACCATTGACCAAATGCTGATACCGGATGCCGGGGCCGCGATGGGAGCATTTGAAGTGCATGTTTTAGATGATGACGTTGCGAATTTTCTCAAAGCTTTAGTGCGACAACATAAAACAGCTAAAGAAAAAGACGTATTCGCAATGAGTGCTGACCAGTACATTGTCAGATGCTATGCCTGTGATGGTAGTTTAGGTCGCATTTGGCGTGAAGGTGACCCCGAGTACAACTGTGTTATTTGGAACCGAGCGAAAGAACTAGGATTGACTGATGGATTTTAGTTTTGCATTAACTGAATTGAAGAATGGAAAACAACTAAGTCGCATAAATTGGAATGCAACTGGACAATTCGTTATGTACCAAAAGGGTTACCCCAATGGTATTGCGATTAACAAAAACACTGCTGAAGCAACTGGTATGTCTGAAGGTACAACATGTAGATTCAGCCCTTACCTTATGCTGCTGAATGCAGAAGGCGTTTTCGTTCCATGGGTACCATCTATGGGAGATTTACTAGCAGAAGATTGGTACATTATTAACTAAAAGCGCACCCTGTGGTGGTTTAACTTAGAGGAGGCCCGCGATGACTGTTAATATTGACTGGGTATTATGGCTTTTTGCAGCGATTTGCTTCGGCATTGGTGCACTTTTTGGTGGTTCTACACGGCAGGATGGTTCACCAACTGTTATCAGTCGAGTTAACTTAATGTTATTAGGGTTCATGTTCATTGCAATAACATTCTTGGTGTGATATGAGCACTTTAGCTGTCGACAAATACAAATACTTTGAGAAGATAGGTTATAAGCCTCACTCTCGACAGCTATTATTCCATGAATCTCGGGCACGGTTTAAGATTCCTGTGTGTGGTCGACGATTCGGCAAGACATTCATGGGTGCTCGTGAAGTTGAGCCTCTGTTAATGGTTCCAAACAAAAGAGTTTGGATTTGTGGTGCCACCTATGACTTGGGAGAGAAAGAGTTCCGAGTTATTTGGCAGGATATGGTTGTCGGCTTAAAACTTGGTCGAGAAAAGACGATTAAAAAGGCATATAACAAACGTGCCGGCGACATGTACATTGAATTTCCATGGAATACACGGCTGGAAGTGCGAAGTGCTGACAGACCTGAAACTCTGGTTGGTGACGCGCTTGATTACGTCATTATGGCCGAAGCTGCGAAGCACACCAAAGAAACCTGGGACAGATACATTCGACCAGCATTGGCAGACCGGAGGGGTAGTGCCACATTCAGTACCACTCCCGAGGGACAAAACTGGATTCACGACTTATGGCAGCTAGGTAGAAACCCTCTGTTTGAGGATTATGCATCTTGGCGTTTTCCATCTTGGGAAAATAGTCATGTGTACCCTGGTGGTAGAACTGATAGTGAAATTCTACTACTTGAGCGCACAATGCCAGCAGAATGGTTCCTACAGGAAATTGCTGCTGACTTCACATCATTCATGGGTAAGATTTACTCTGAATGGGATGAAGTTACTCACGTTAAACCGCATGTATTCAACCCATTGTGGCGAAACTACATAGCATTTGACTGGGGATTCGTTAACCCTATGGCAGCAGTAGAGTTCCAGGTTGATCCTATGGATCGGATTCATGTCTGGCGTCTACATTATAGGACACATACTCGGCTTGAGACCTTCTTACAAGAGATGCAGGCACGAGTACAACCTCCAGGCTACCACATTAATCTATGTTTCGGTGATGCTGCCGACCCTGAGGCTACCGCTACTGTTTGTGCTAAGTTTGGTCCTTGCATATCTGACCCGTTGTCTAAGTCTAACTGGCGAGAAGGCATTGATTTAGTCAAAGGTTTTTTGTCGACCCGGACGATTGGGTTCGCCGATGAATATGAAACCCCACTAGATGAGCCCTGGCTGTTTGTAGACCCATCCTGTGGTGACCTAATCCGAGAATTCAACAATTACCGTGCTGCCGCACCAAGTTCTGGCAAGAATAATCGAAGTCCCAGAGAAGATGCACAAAAGTATGATGACCATGCATTAGATGCTTTGCGGTATGGACTCATGCACATCTTCAAACTTGGTGCCACCATGAGTTTGTCAGAAGCTATGTCTGGCGTTACTGATATGACTGATATGCCATCCACAGGTTACTTCACACAGAATATGAACTTCTCATGATACAGATAGCATTTGGATTTGCACTCGGTGTAATTGCTACCATGTTAGTATGTCTTGGTGCTTTCATTTGGGCATTCAAGGATACGTTCAGGTCGTTCAAATGATTCTACCAGCAATGTACCATTGGTCTCCAACTGAAAATAGAGATAGCATTTTACTAAAAGGATTAGTACCAAACAGTAAAAATACAATTGCCAGTGGAAGCCTAGCCTATGTTTGTCTTAGTCCTACTCCTAGTGGAGCCTGGTCATTAAGTGCTATGACTGGTTGGCATGAGTGTGAATCATGGGACTTATGGCAGGTTAGACTTAATGATACAGACAGCGTGAGAATAAGACCAGAATTTGGCGATGTAGTTCAGGAAGTTAATGTTAGAAATGTTATGGCACCAGAGCGACTTTGGTATGTCGGAACTAGATTGGCAGACTGATGCAGTGTCCTAGACGTGCTGAGAACATGTTTCCTCAGGTTATGTACCCATCGGAAGATACTTGGGAAAGACGTGGTGAGGTTAGCCACTGCTCTTATTGTGGCTCTATGGATCCTGTTGAAGTATTACAGTTCATGCATGAAGGTTGCTCATTAGGACCAACAGATAAAAACTACAAAGTGTATGTGAGTCATGGATTCGTTAGTAGTAAGTTCTACTTCCAACACTTTGATAAACCGCAAATGGATGAATTCATTAATATAGTTAATGGTGAATACCCTAATGAACCAAAGTTCAAAATAGATTACCCCGGTTATTTTTATGTCCTTCCGTACTTCTGCAAACCTAAGAAGGGAGGTAACGATGACATCACCGGATGAGATCATTGCTTCGATAGAACAACAGCAGGCAGATAAGGCAACTGCTCTGTCTCTTAGTGAAGCACTACATGACCCTAGATATGAGATGGTAAACACAGTTTATGATCCCATTAATGGTTCATTTGTAGTGTTAGCTGAGCGTGACCCGAAGCTAGCATTAACTTCGGCTTTTACTGAGATGGGCTATGCTTCATTATCACCATTCACGTCATGGACACGTGATGAGCGTGTTGGTGAATTAAGAGATCAGCTTGGTATTCGCAAGTATTATGACATGAAGCGAGCAGATGGTACTGTTCGTGGCGCGTTAAGACTTGTGAAGACACCAGTTATGGCTGCTAGATGGTTTATTGAACCCGCTAGTGATAGTATTATTGATAAAAACATTGCTAAGTTCGTCGAAGATAACTTGTTCAATGGACTTAATATGCCATTTGAGCGAGTACTCGAAGATGCATTACTCATGTGTGAGTATGGCTATATGCCATTAGAGAAGGTATTCGATGAAATAAATGGCAAGATTGTACTGACGAAATTGGCTCCGCGTCACCCATTGGATATTCAGGAATGGATGTTCGATGTACAAGGTGGACCCAATGGAATCATTATGGCTGGCACACAAATGAATGGCTTCGACGAAGTATTCATCCCAATTGAAAAGATGGTAGTTTTCACACTAGAGCAAGAAGCTGGCGATATTCGTGGCATCTCTCTTCTCAGAAGTGCATATAAGCACTACTTCTATAAAGACACCCTTTATAAAATCGATGCTATCCAGAAAGAACGTCACGGTATCGGTGTGCCCATCATCAAATTGCCTATGGGTTATACTGCTGCGGATAAAGCACTCGCTGAAGATCTCGGTCGCAACCTACGAACCAACGAACGAGCCCACATTACTATACCAGCTAACTGGGAAGTTGGATTTGCTGAACTAAATGGTAATCCAGTCGACTGTTTACCATCTATTAAGCACCACAATGACCAGATCATGGGCAACATTCTAGCGCCATTCTACAACGATCCGAGTGCCAAAGAAGATTCCATGACAATGTTCTACAAAGCTACACGATACATTGCGTCGACTATAGCTGGAACATTCAATCGTTACGTCATTAAGCAACTAGTAGACTTCAACTTCAGCAGAGGTAAGTACCCTATTCTTCGTGCTCGTCGTATTGGTGAGAATGAGGATCTGCGTACCTGGTCGTTTGCCTTCCGTAACCTAGTTGGTACCAATGCCATTATTCCTGATGACCCACTAGAAGCATTCCTAAGACAGGAACTAGACCTACCACCAGCAGATACTGCTACTGCTCGGCCAGCAATGGCACCACGAGCAACTGAAAAGCTTGTTGCTAATCAGGCTAACGACATTGAAAGTGTTCCAGTTACTCAACCAACTCAAACAGCTAGTACTCCAGGAAATACAACTAACCCATCTAAAAGTATAAAGCCGCCAAGAGTAGGATTACCAAGACAGAAAGCACTTCCACCTAAGGGTACTCCAAAAGGTAATGCAGGAACGGATCGGTCTGGTGGATAATGATTTCAGGAAGGAGAAATAAATGAGACCTGATCCTCCAGTGTCAGCTCGCCAACGCAGGCTTCAGGAGCAGTCGAAGACACCTGATCAGACAGTTCGTCAGAAAGCTGTCATAGAGCTGTCAGATCGTATGGTTAGAGGATTTAAACAGAACGCTCAGAGGATTGCCAAACGCTCGGATGTACCTTACGATAAGGCTGCCGCGATACTAGCTGCGTCTACTCGTCGGGCGTCAGCGGCGGCTCGACGCAAAAATCCCAACCTAAATAAGGTGAAGGGAAAAGGGTGATGATAAATGACGCTAGCTAGTTACTTAGTAGACGTAGCCGGATTGGTTTTTGACGAGCAAAACGGTGGAAACTCAACCTGGGTTCACGCACTTCCGATCGGATCTTACAAGCACCCAATCTATGGTACAATCGACATTACGTCTGAGCGTGCCAAGAATTTTGCGGATGGTGTCAACAGTAAGATTCGTGGAATTGACCTAAGCATTAACTATGTTCACGACAATAACAACATAGCTGCTGGTTGGGTTAAGAAGTCAGAAGCTCGTTCTGACGGTGTGTGGCTCTTTGTAGAGTTTACACCAGATGCACAATCCAAGGTTAAGAACAAAGAGTGGCGCTACTTCTCATCTGAGTTTGAGGATGAGTGGGAAGACCCACAGGGTGTGAAGCACAAGGATGTTATGTTTGGCGGTGCACTTACAAACCGTCCATTCATGAAGAACCTGGTGCCGATCAATCTCAGTGAACAGACTTTAGATACTGCGTTCGAACTTGTATCTATTGTTAAGGGAATGGATCTCGACTCCTTGAAGGGGGGTAAAGGCATGGAATTAAGCGATGACCAGATTACTAAGATCATCGAAGGTGTTGCTCTTAAGATGACAGAGAAGAAGACCGAAGATCCTACTGTTACCAAGCTAACAGAGATCCCGGAACTTAAGGCTCTGGCAGAAGAGAACCCTCTTGTTGCACTCCTTATCAAGACAGTCGAAAGCCAGAACGTTGGCATTAAGACTAAAGAGCAGGAGCTAAAGCTTGCTGAAATTAATCGCAAGCTATCCGACTTCGACCGCTCCAAGATTATCCTAACGCCACGTGCGAAGGGTCTTGCAGCTACTCTTGCTGAGAGTATGCCGGTTCAGTTAACTGAATCATTCTGGGAGCTTCTTACTGAGATGAAGAAGGGTTCTTCGTTCCTTGTTGAACTTGGTGAGCGTGCCGGAGCGACTGTGAACTATGGTTCACACAAGTCTGCACTAGTACAGCTAAACGAGGCTGCTGCACGTATTCGTAGTGAGCACAAGGACATCTCACAGACTGACGCCTTCGAGGAAGCAGTCAAGGAAAACCCTGCTCTTTACACTCGGTACCGTACCGAGCAAAATGAAGGGGTGGCTGCATAATGCCCGGCGCTGGCGCAAATATGGTCCTGGACAAGGCGTTCCAGGCTATTATCACATACAACTCATCAGCGGCTGCTGGTGTTCTTGCATACCGTTGTGTTAAATTCGGTGCTACTGCTGGTACTATTGATCTAAATGCTTCTGCTACTACACTAAATGTTGGTGTGGTACAGGAAAACGTGGATCAGACTAAGGTAGCAAAGGGCGCATACGTTGATGTCCGCGTTATGGGCATTACCACAGTCCTGTGCACCACAGCGGCTACAGTAGTGCTAGGTTCAAAGGTTTCTGCTACTACTTCTGGTGGAGTTAAGCTAGCAGTGACTTCAGATCTAGTTCTAGGTATCGTTGTTGGTATTACAGGTACTCTTGCTGACGGTAACCTCATCCAGGTGCTTCTTACTCCTGGCATCGTCGCCTAATTTTTGAAGGGAGGGAAAGATAAATGGCAGCCTATAATCCGTCTGGTTCCGGTAACGTACATATTGATAAGGCCCTTACGGCAATCAGTATTGGTTACCCAAACAACGGTTTAGTCGGAGAACGCCTCATGCCAAGTGTGGGTGTTCTAAAGCAGTCTGACAAGTACTACATCTTCGGCCGTGAAGGTTGGCTACCGGAAGACGATTTTCGTGCTCCTGGTACTGTCGCTAACGAAGTTGCAGGACTTGCAGTTTCTACCGACACGTACTATGCAAAAGAGCACTCTCTTCAAATTCCGGTGACTGATGAAGAGCGTGAGAACGTTGATTCTCCGCTTGCACCAGATCGTGATGCTACTGAGATGGTCACTTCCAAGATTATGCTTGGACGTGAAGTTGCTATCAAGACACTGGTTACTACCGCTGCTAACTACAACGCTGGTAACACTGTAACTCTTGCCGGTGGCGCACAGTGGAACTCCGCTAACTATGCTACGTCAGACCCGATTTCGGACCTGCGTACTGGTAAGGCCACTGTACACTCAAGAATCTTCATGGAGCCAAACGTTGCGGTCATTCCTTATCAGGTAATGACAGCTCTAGAAGACCACCCTGATTTCCTAGAGCGTATCAAGTACTCTGAGCGGGCAATCTTCTCTCCTGAGCTACTTGCGTCGGTTCTAGGATTCCAGAGTGTGGTTGTTCCAGGTGTTGGTTTCAACTCTGCTAACCCTGGTGCAACTCCTACCCTAGGTTACCTGTGGGGTAAGGACGTTATTATGGCATGGGTGCCAGCACGTCCAGGTCTGAAGATTCCAGCATTCGGATATGAATTCACCTGGGGTTCTCAGTATGTAGACCGTTGGCGTGAGGAGCCACGGAAGTCGGATCTAATCCGCGCTTCTCGTCGGTATGACCTTAAGCTAACTGCTCTGGATGCTGCTAACCTTGCCATTGCTGGTTACCTAATCAAGGCTGCAATCGCCTAATTGGAGAGGGTAATGGCTAAGAAAATCTATGCAGTAACAGGTGTTAAGCTTGGTAGTGGTCCTGGACAGACTCTTGCTGCTGGCGAAGAAGTTAAGCCGTCAGAACTTGGACTATCTAAGGCGCAGCTACTAGAACTACACGCTGCTGGTGCAGTCGAAATTCGTGATGATGCTCCTGTTGTTGAGGCAGAAGTAGACGAATCAGGCGAGACATTAGTTCCTTCTGTAAATGAGGAGACTAAAGAAACCGAGGAGTAATGCCACTTATTACTCCAAGTGATGCTCAAGGGTGGGCAGAGTCAACTAAGTTGAACCTGTCCGCCCTTGATGCATCATTATTGGGACAAATAGAAACAGAAGTGTTGGCACGTCTGAGTAGTATTTATACTACTACAGCGTGGCTAACTCCAGATTCAACCCCGGTTTTGGTTAAAGTAATAATAGCCAAGACCTATGTTGCTTGGTTCTACGACCGTCAATACAGCGAGAACCAAGAACAGGGTAACGATTATGCGGCAATGCTTAGACAAAATGCCGAATTGCTTATCTCTGGTCTAATTGATGGAACTATAGACATACCTGGAGTTCCAGTAACTGGAGCCGGTACTGGTGCTAGTTTCTATCCAAATGACGCATCTTCTGCACTAGAACCCACTTCTCTTGATGGATCATTAGGACCAGCAAAGTTCAGTATGGGTAAGGTATTCTAATGCCTAACTTTCCAAGACCATCACCATTTATAATTACACAAGCAGTTACAAGCGGACTCAGTATTCCTGGGGTAGAAATAGACCCACGACACCAATTCGTTCGTGGTGCATATTTGTATGCAGGAATGATAGATAAACTTTCTATGCAATTTAAGAGCTTTAAAGATCCATTAACTAAATCACTTAATATGGTAATTATACCTTCTATTATTAAGAACTTTGAGGCTGAAGGTCGTCCCAAATGGAGACCATTAGCAAAGAGTACCATAGCTTCTAGATATGCCCTTGGATTTCCAAGAGGACCAATACTAGAACGTACTGGTAGACTAAAAAGAGAAGCAACTAGAAAGAATATATGGGAAATAAACTTAGATATTCTAAAGCTTAGAACTGTTTACTTTGATCAAAAAGTTCCATATGCACAATTCCACCAAATGGGTGCCCAGATTCCAGCTACTAGAATGACTGGATCACTAGGTGCCACAGTAGGAAAGAAGGGCGTCTTCCAAATTGGTGCTTATAGAGTATCAACTGGAAGTCGTGAACGTGGAGAATCTGGTAAGTATGGTTTGATACCTGCTAGACCATTCATTCAGCTAACAGTAGATGAAGAAGTAGAGATCTACAATATATTCACTACGTTCATGACAGAAAAAGTGGATCAATATTGGGGTACTGGTTCTGAAGGATTAGGATAAAAATGGCTAATCCGCATACAGATAGAGATGAAGTTTTAGCATTAGCAATTAGAGATTTAATCGTTGCTAATAAAATAGATCTTGAGTTAGACGATGTGCTATATGGGAATCACGTACTGATCCCAAGTGGAAATAGTGTTATTGTTTCTGCACCAGGTAAGCGTAGACAACTAGCTGGTGTTGCTAGTCCAGGTGGTAGAACATTAAATACATTATCAGTAGTAATAGAACTGAATAGAAGTAAAGTTGGCAGTGAAGAAGAACAAAGAATAGCTACAGATAACTGTGCTACTAATATTGAATTACTATTACATAGTGACACAACTATTGGTGGAATAATAATTCATGGTTTTGTAAATCAAGTTGATCGTGGTGAAACTAACACTTCTGGTAATGGTATGTTCAGAACTGTTCGTATGCTATTTGAAGGACAGACTAAAACATATCTTTCTGCTCCGACTGCTTAGGAGTTGTCATGCATTTCGAAGTCGAATCAGACAGGGATGTCACTGTTGACGCTATTGGGCTTCTAGAAGCTGGCGTTCCTGTGGTGGTTTCGGAAGAGAGCCTAGTGCACTTTAAAGTTGTGCATGGTGTATCTCTTGCTAAGTCAAACTTTCCGTCTTTTGTGAAAGTTACTGCTGTTCTTGAAGTAGAAGATAAGAAGGAGGTGAAGTAAATGGCTATTGGAATTGGTGCTGCCGGTATAGCAGGCATTGCGTTCGAGCAGCTAGCACCTCCAGTGCAATCAGCACTAGCAACAGCAGCTACTGGTGGTACAATTACTGCTGGTACCTACAAATATATTGTTACTGCTATTAATGCTAATGGTGAAACTAGTCAAAGTAACGAGCAAACAATTGTTACTACTGGTGCTGTTTCAACAGTAACAGTAACGTGGCTTACTGTACCTGGTGCTACTGGCTACAAGCTTTACAAAACTGCTGCTGGTGGTATTACAAACAGTGAACTGTTGTACAAGACAGTTGGTCTAGTTCTAACTGACATTGATACTACTCCAGGTGCTCCTGCTGGTGTTCTTCCTGCTGCAAATACTGCACTTACTCCTAACACATATGCACCTCCTACCAAGTTCATTCCATTCCTAAGTGAAAGCATTAACTCCACTAACGAAACAGTATTCCGTCGACCAGTTCGGCAGAGTGCTGACATCATTGGTGCAGTGCCGGGCAACTATCACCCAGAGGGTGAATTCAATATTGAAGCACTAGAAGATGTATTAATTTACTTCATGATTGCTTCTCGTACTTCAATTGTTAAAACTGGGACATCTCCAAACTTCACTTATGTTGTTACTCCTACATCTGCCGGTCAGGCCAGAAAGACTGTATCACTTACGCTAGTTCGTAATGGTATTGTCTTTGGTTATACTGGCATTGTTGTATCCAGCTTTAAGTTTGGCGTTGATGCTGGTTTGCTAAACTTTAGTACAAGCCTCATGGGTAGTGACGAAGCGGTCCAGACACTGCCAACACCAACCTGGCCAACTTCCGTTCCGTTCGGTGCTGGTACATATTCAATCGAAATTCCTACTGCTACTCCAGTACTTGACACAGATACTTTTGAATTCTCTGTAGAAGACAATGCCGAAACTCAGTTCCGTTTGAAGTCTACTGGTCGTGGAGCACAGTTCACTCGTTATGGTGAGCGTAACTCAACAATGACAATGGAACGTGACTTCCAGGATCGTGTAGACTACGATGCATTCAAGGCAGTTACTGCTCAGGCCATTACAGTTACAGCATCAAAGGGTGTCAACAACTCAATTAGTATATTAGCTCCTGTAGCAATCAAGGATACTTATGAAGTCAGCAATGGCTCACAGGGTGACCTTGTGCGTGCACAGATTGCCTACCAGAACATTGCAGATGCTACTGGAAAGTCTTGGCAGATTACTATTAAGACACAAGAGGACATCTTCCCATAAGGTGACAAATGGCAGCAATTGATTGGCACGCACTAAACGAATTAGCAAAATTATCCATATTTCCACTTTTGTTTTCCGTGACTTTGTTTTTATTGTTTGAAGTGTTTGAGTTTAAACCCAAAACAGGGAGATCAGGCAAAATGCCAAGAGCAGTAGTTATCAATAGCCTCAGTGATAAAATTCCACTGATAACACTCCCACCAGATGGTTATGTCATTGTACGTAGAATGACCTATGGTGAGGATTTAGCTCGTAGCGCTAAAGCTACCAAAATTTTAATGGGTTCACCAGACGCAAATGGTAAACAGAGCAAGGATAACTTCCAGGGTGAGATTGACATCCAGACTGAAGCCCTTGCCCTGTGGGACTTTGCAAATCTCATTGTAGAACACAACTGTGAAGATGTAGATGGTCGTGTACTAAACTTCAAAAGCGTTGCCGATGTTAAGAAGTTAGACAAAAATATAGGACAAGAAATTGGTAAAATCATCGACGACTTCAATGCGGTAGAGGAAACAGAAGAAGTAAAAAACTCCTAACTGAAATAAGAAAGGTGGTAGTAGCAAAGAAGAAAGAAGCTTCTCCAGAAGTAATAACTATATTAAACATAGTAAACATGTGTGAAAAATATAGTACCTTGCCAAGAGCTGGTGGATTATTAGATCAAGATAAACTATTCATGTATGTACTACAATATACCACAATGTGCCAGAATGAGCGAGCGGAGCTTGACCAAGCGAAGGCCAATGCTGCTAAGAGATAGTTGGATAGAATGCCATTCAGTGCGACACGCGATCTATGGCTCGTTCTCAAGGCCCGTGATGAAGGTACACGGGCCATGCGTTCGTTCTCTAGAGACATTCGTATGGTTGGCGATAGTGTTCAACAGGCGAACTTGCAGGGTGCTAGATCAGCTTTAAGAAACCAACTAGCCATGCAACGTATGACTGGTGCTTCTAAAGCAGATCAAATTGCAACAATGAATCGCATTTCTGCTATTGATAAAGAGATCTCTCAGTCAAGAATCCACAGAGCTTCCCTTGAGGAGAGTAGAGTTAGTGCTCAGAAACTGAGTACTGCTCTCGGTGGTGCTTCTGCAACAATGATTGCAGCAGGTACCGGTATGCTTGCTGCTGGTGTCATTGGCACAATGGGACTGAAGAGTCTTGTGAATAGTGCTATTGATTACCAAAAGCAATCATCACTAACTCGTACTCAGGTTGATAAATTCGCAACGTCATTAAAGGACATTGAGGATATTGGTTTTAGAGTAGCAAATAGTATTGGTGTGTCATTTGATCAAATTCAGCCGGCATTGTTCGACATCTTCTCATCCATGGAAGTTGGAGCTAAGGATGCGGAAAGTCTACTAAGAACATTCGCTAAAGCTGCTGTTGCTGGTCAGACTGATATTAGCAATGCATCTAGAGCTACCATTGGTATCATGAACGCATTCCAACTACCAATAACTTCTGTTAACCACCTTATGGATTTGCAGTTCCAGTTGGTTAAGGAAGGTGTTGGTACATATGAGGAATGGACCCAGAGAATTGGTCTAGTGTCTCCATCGGCAGTACGTGCTGGTCAGTCTGTTGAAATGATGACTGCTGCTCTAGCTGTTACTACTCGTATGGGTATTTCTGCGGCTCGATCTGGTACTGCTGTGTCTCGTGCTATGGATGCTATGTCTAATCCAAAAGCCGTTACAGCCATGAAAGCACTTGGTGTTAATGCTCTAGATGCTACAGGTCACTTCAGACCAATGATTGATGTTCTATTAGAGTTCCGTACAGCACTAGAAAAGGTACCACCAGCAGATAAGATTGCAACAATCCTTGATGTGTTCAAGGGTGCTGGTGGAACCATTGAGGCTCGAAGATTCCTACAGAACATGTTGCTTACACCCGGAAACTTGGAACTATTCAAGAGCATTTTCCAAACTATGTCAACAGAATCTGGATCATTCGAACAAGCCTATTCTATTATGGCAGATACTGCTGCGGCTAAATCGGAACTACTTGCGAACAAGTGGCAAACATTAAAGATCAAGGCCGGAGAAGCTTTAATTCCAGTCTTCATCAAAGTTGTTGCTGTCTTGGGTGGATTGTTCGATTGGTTCAACAAGCTTGATCCAAAGGTTCAAAAAGTTATTGCTACAATTATGGCGCTAGCAGTAGGACTATCTATCTTTGGTGGTATCGCACTACTAATACTAGGAACAATAACTGCATTTGTTGCTGCTGTAGTAGTAGCAGGATCGGCTCTATTCATTACTGTCGGTATTCTAGCAGCAGTAACAGCAGCATTTGCAATCTTTGCTACTGCGATTGGTATAGCGTGGGCTAAGAGTGCTACTTTCCGTGGCATAATTAGTGATACCGGCGCTAGACTACAAGACTTTTGGAAGAACTACATAATACCAACTGGACAAGCAATAAGGGATGCATGGGAAAAGTACATGCAGCCGGCTTTCACATCTCTATCAGATATAGTTCGAGACAAAGTAATGCCAGTATTAAGAGATCTAGAAAGCTTCATTCAAGGTCAAATGTTCAAAGCAGCAATGGAACTTGGAAACAACATTAAAGATGGAGTAGTTCTTGCATTCAAGATTCTAGCCAGCTTAATAAAAAGTGTTGTTATTCCAGCCATTGAAAAACTAACTAAGTTCTACCACGACCATGAAGATACTATTAAGGGTGTTATTTCTGCACTGGCGTGGTTTACCAAGTGGCTATTAAAGATAGGATTGATTGCAGGAGGAATCCTCGCCCTGATTCTAGCCGGTCCTGTGGTGGTTGCGTTCTTAGCAGTCGCCGCAGTTATTGCTATAGTTATTGGGGCAATAATTCTACTAGTCGAAGCTGTTAAAGCAATAGTAAAGTGGTTTGGCACTGAAGTACCAAAGGCATGGGGTTGGTTAGTAGGAGTTGCTAAGACTACTTGGCAAGCGATATCTGACTTCTTCGTGACTATTTGGAATGGAATTGTTAGCTTCTTCACCGGTGTTTGGAATACCATTGTAGGTGTATGGAATTCCTTCTCAGCTTGGTTTAGTTCAATGTGGAGTTCATACTGGAATGGTCCAATTGGTCAACTAGTTATTGCAATATGGAACTTGATTGTATCTATAATCAAGCTGGCTATTGCTTCTATTATGTTCGTGGTCCTATGGGGTCTAGAACTAATTAAGACAGCATGGAATAATGCTTGGAATTTTGTTAGCAATATAGTACATGCAATTTGGGATGCTATATTCCCATATCTAAAAGCGATCTGGGCTGCGATAGTTACAGTAGCTGCTGTGGTATGGAATGGTTTGGTTGCATTCTTCACTGGTGCGTGGAATACAATTAAGAGTGCTGCTACAGGTACCTGGGCGGCTATTACTAGCTACCTGAGTGGTGTTTGGAACGGCATTGTTGCTAATGCTAGAGCCATCTGGATGACATTATCAAATGTTATCGGAGAACGGCTTCTTGCAGTGTGGGGTGCAGTTGTCAATACTTGGAATACGATTAGAAACTTCTTCTCTGGTATTGGTAGTTGGCTGTTCAATGCTGGTAAAAATCTTATCCAAGGATTGATTGATGGTATTACAAGTGGTATTAAGAATCTTGGTGGCGCTATTGATAAGGTTACTGGATTCATCAAAGACCACTTCCCACACTCACCTGCCAAGATTGGTCCGTTATCGGGTAAGGGTGGCATGTACTATGCTGGTCAAAACTTAGTGAAGCAGTTGGAACAAGGTATTAATAGCAAGATTAGTTTAATTGCTAATGTATCTAATCTTGCATCTACTGCCTCAGGTATTGCGACACCAAGTTTGACTGCTGGAGTATCCACAGGTAAGAATATCAATCAGCAAATCATTATCAATACACAAGAAATTAATCCACGTCGTCATGCATCAGAGCTAGGCTGGCTCCTGGGAGGAAGGTCTTAATGACTATTGGGCTTTCTGACTACGAATTCCAGTTGAATAATACTGGAGTCAGATTAAACGGGTCAGATATTGCTACTCCATATGTAGATATAGAAAAAGTATCTGGTTTGGATTCCGCACCATATCGTGAAACAGTTCGTGACCATGAGGGTCAAGATGGTGGATTCATTGATGCTGAATTCGAGCAGGGTAGAGAGATAGCTTTAGAAGGTACTGCTTTTGGCACCATCAATAATGTTGAACCATACTTGGATTCACTAAAAGCAAATTTTGGTCCAGTAACTAGTCCAATTCCATTTTACTTTAAATCTACTGGAGTTGCAGAGCGAGTAATTTTTGTTAAACCTCGCGGAGTTAGATTCGACTGGGATACTGCTCGTCGTCTTGGTATGACTGCAATTCAATTTTTAATGTACGCTGAAGATCCTCGTATATATGATAATTTGTTACAGAGTTCAACCGTTACATTCGGTGGACTCGTTACGACAGGTTTTAGTTTCACTCCAACTTTCACTCCAGTTGTCTTAGATACCTTTACACGTACTGTATCAAGCAACTGGGGTACGTCGGATACATTACAAGTCTGGACTATAACTGCTGGTACAGCGGCTGATTTCTCTGCAACAGGAACAGACGCTCGTATAGCTCATACTGCGGTTAATGCTACTCACTCAATAGTATTGGGTTCAATTGCGCTCGTTGATCAAGATCTAAGAACTAGCGATGACAGTACTTTGGCAGCAGCACCACTGACTCAGGACTTTGTAGATTTTTACGACATAAGGTTTGTGGATGCTAGCAATCACTATCGACTAAATGTTGCAAGAAAAGTCGCTAATACTGTCACCCTTGAACTAGTTAAGGTAGTTGCTGGTGTGACTACAACCATAGCCGCAGCTACAGTAGCTCCTGGTGTTGTTCCTGCAAATAAGATTAATATTAGATTTCAAGCAATAGGTACTCAGATTTGGGCTAAAGCATGGCTTTTTGGTCAAGTAGAACCTACATCATGGTTGGTTAGTGCAGTTGATTCTAGTATTACCGCTGCTGGCAATCTTCGTGTTTCGTCCTTCTTGACTACAGGTAATACGAATAGCCTACCGCAGTCCTTCGTATGGGATAACCTATCTATAAATGATGATTCAGGATTTGCATTCCCAATAAACTTCGGTGCAGTGGTCTTGCCAAATGGTAGCAGTGTTACGGTCTCAGGTAACAGACCTACTCCAGCACTGATGACTATTAACGGACCAGTATCTGATCCTATTATTGTTAATGATACTAACGGCAAGATCATAAGATTTGACTATGATCTGGCTGTTGGTGACTCAATTGTTCTGGACCTGGATAACAGGACGGCAATTCTTAATGGTGTTACTAACGTTCGTGGAGCTATGACTAATGCGGATTGGTTCCTGTTAGACACTGGTAGTACTTTCATCAGATTTGGTGGTGCTTCAGGTTCCGGCATTATGACTGTCACAGATGATTTTGAAGATGGTGACGTAAGTGACTGGGACGCTTTTGGTAGTGCAACGTTTGTGTCCTCTGCTGTGCAAGCACACGGAGGAACACTTTCAGGATTTATGACTGTTATCGGATCACCTAGTCAAGCTATTGTCAGACGCAAATTGCCAGTTACAACTGGGCAATCATGTAGCCTAACCCTGTGGGGACGTTCTACTGCTGGTTGGGCGAATTTTGGTTGTGCTATTGACTGGTATGATGCTCTAGATGTTTATATAAGTACAAATAGTGATGGTGCCAACACTGCTCTCCCAGCAGCTACTTGGTCTTCTAGATCGATAGTTGGAACCGCTCCTATTGGTGCAGCTTTTGCTAGATTTGGTCCGACAATATCTGGAACTCCAACAGGTCAGTCTGTATGGATTGATGATGTAATATTTGCTGGTGCCGCTACACCTGTGGGTTCACTCACTATTAGTTACAGAAATGCATGGAGGTAAAGAATGTCATTGTTCGTTCCTCCTGGATGGTTGCAGAACTCTGGTGCTACTAACACGGCAGTTCAGATGCGCAATTACATCTCAGGACTTGCTGCTGGTACTAGGGTTTCCGGTTCTCTAGTGAGTCGCGGTGGATGTCATCATGCACTAGGTAATAAGCTTGTAGTAATACAAACTGGTTCACCATCAATGGCAGTTATTGTCAGATCTGGTGTTGCATGGGTACCAGGTAGTGAAAATGCTTCGCAAGGTGCCTATGGCGTTTTGAATGATGCTGACGTTACTGTATCGGTAACTGCGGCACATGCAACACTAGCTCGCATCGACATAGTTTGTATTAAAGTTCAAGATAGTCAATATTCAGGAGCAGTTAATACATGTTCAATAGTAGTTGTTGCTGGTACTCCATCTGGATCACCGGTAGTTCCTACTGCCCCTGACAACTCACTAACTCTTGCACAGATTGCAGTTGGTGCTGCTGTCTCAACGATTACCACTGCGAATATTACTGACAAGCGTATATGGATAGATCAGGGCTCGATCCTTTGTACCTCTACAACGCGACCCGCAGCTGGTACTGTTGCCTTTGGGCAGATCATTACTCAGTGGGACAACAACAGAACGTATGTAACCTACGATGGTGGTACGTCGTGGGTCGAGCTTTCCAAGCGTAAGTACCTCGCTGGTGTAGCTTACTATACTGGAGGCGATGCAGTCACCAATGCTGGCGTTTCTGGAGTCATAGGCCCAATGACATTCACTGCCGAAGTTGGTAATACATACATTCTGACGGTTACTTCTAGAATTAAGGGATCAGTTGCTGGTAGTCAGGCCATTCTTCAAGGGAAACATGTAGCCGGTTCTGGACCACCTGTTGCAGGTAGTGCTACCACAACAAATGCAATAACATATGCAGTCCCAAGTGACACCTCGACGTCAGACAACTTCACCTTTATTAGTGAGTTTGTTGCCTCAGCTAGTGGAACCTACTCTGTTGGATTGTACATCAACTTTTTTAGTGGATCTGGAACAGTAACCATATCTGCTAATGGTAACGCACAGTACCGTATAGCTGTTACTGAGGCAATTCCAGTATAAGAGAGGATGACATTGCCAACGGAATCGGTATTAGGTACCTTAGGTCCTTGGGGGTTGGCGAGTGCCTGCTTTATGCTGGTTTTCCTTGGCGGATTAATTCCAAGATGGACTCACAACCAACGAATCAAGGACAAGAGGGAAGAGAACGATTATCTTAAGGCTACACTAGCAAAACGTGATGAACAATTCGATAAGCTCATTAATCAGAATGAAGTTATCGTTCATATGTTGGAGGATATAAAGAAGACAGGCAAAGAATCGAGGCCCATATCGTGAGATGGCCGTGGAGCAAGCCAAAACCATCTAAAGCGGTGGTGCAAGCTCAAGAACGGCTCGAAAAGGTGCTTAACGATGATAAGAGGGTGAATGACCTTTCTCGCCGTACGAGTAAAATAGTTCGCGAAAACGGGTTAGCTAGTGACATAATGAAGGCATTGGGGGTGCGCAACTAATGTATCAATGGTTTCTAGGAAGTATTACTGCCACAGGGCTTCTTGGATGCATTACCTTCGTGATACGTTACGCCATTCTCAGTGGTGGAGCTTGGCGACACACTGAAGCCGGTCGCTTCATGATGATTGTATATGCTAACATGGGAGCACTGTTCAGCTCAGTTTTAGCAAATCTAATTTTGGGTGACTGGCCTGGGCGTAGAATAGTAACTTTGAGCTTGTTTATGGCCTTTGTGATCTTTGCCTGGTGGCCTCTACGACTACTAACTAGGGCACGCAAACTTACATTAAGCAAAAAGGATTTAGTTGCAGAGACTATAAGAGGACAATACGATGACTGAATATAGATACATTTTTGGATCACTCCGTACAGAATCGATCATCGCAGAGATTCCTCTATTCGGAACATACATGGACAATGAGCTTAATGTTGGTGGGAGATTCGATGGTTCATTCAATCTAGATATGACTGGTTTTGATAATCAGACATTAATGGATGCAACCATTCCAGGTCGGTGTTTTGTTGTTTGTGAACGAGAAGGTCAACCTGTATGGGGTGGTTATGTTTGGAGTCGGACGTACCAAAGCCAAGCCAAGACAATACAATTATACGCGCAGAGTTTCGAGTACTATCCTACACATCAATTGATTAGAAATGATTTCGTATCTACAAATACAGAGCAGCTAATAATATTCAATAGTCTGTGGACAGACATGATGAATTCCACTGCTAGTCGTAACCTAAACATTAACCTTCCATCTGGGATACCACCAACAGTAATACCTAAATCAGTTGTAGTGGCAGCATCGGACTTTAAATACTATGATGAGATCATATCCAGCCTCGCAGACTCGGCTGATGGCTTTGACTGGACCATTGACATTGGTAAGTCTGGTAGTAACTACATTAAAACCCTTCGTGCTGGCCATCCAACAATTGGTACTACAGATCCTAGACAGCTAACATTTGAATATCCAGGTAACATTCTGAACTACTATGCCACTGAGTCGATGACGGATGCAGGTACAAATGTCTTCACACTAGGATCTGGCGAAGGCACTTCGATGATTTATACCGAATATGTGCACCAAGACTTACTCGACTCTGGATCACCAAGATGGGATATCACTTCTTCACGTAAAGATATTGATAATCAAGCTCAAGTTGATAGCTTTGGTATTCAAGAGGGAACTATTCGTCGTCCACCTATGCTAGTCGTAAAGCCTTCTTTGAAGGCAAACGTTGTACCAGAGTTTGGTAGCTTTGGACTTGGTGATGCATGTAACCTAGTCATTACGGATTCACGTTTTCCTTCAGGCTTTACTTTCTCGGCTCGTATTACAAAGTGGACTTTACAGCCACAATCTTCTGAAAATACAGAAGAGTTTTCCATAATATTTGCAGGAGACGAAAATGGGTAGTAATACACAAGGCAGGTACAGATCAGACCAAGATCTACTCGATATGATTATTGCACTACAAAAACGTATCTCAGCACTTGAACGCACTCCACAGCTATCCAATTCTAGTGTTAGTACTGGCGCTGTCACCTTCGATGCAATTGGTGGATTGAAGGTACTGCACGACAATGGCGTTCCATTGTTGGAGATTGGCAAAATTGAAACTGGGTTTGGCCCAGTAGAGCGAGCAGTATTCAAGCGACGTGATGGTACTATCTCCTTTCAGGTTGCCAGCAACTTATTCGGCTTCGAGTTCGTCGCGATCCAGGACGCCAAGGGCAACTACGTCTTCCTTGACGACGGCACCACTGGCATGGGCTTGGACAAACCGTATCTCGCTGGGCAGTTCGTATCTATAACCGGTGTACCATTAGACACCACATCAGGTGGCACATTCGTTGGTTTGCAACGAGCAGTATGGCGTAAACAGCATCCCCGTGTACAGTTCAGAGTAAGAATCAACGTTACATCCACTACTGCTGAAGTTCGATTCCGAATAGTCACTGGAACCGATACCGATACTCTTCTCGGTGGAGTTCCGTTTACCATACCTACCGGTATAGGACACTTCACATATGGACCATTCATTTTGCCTGGAAACCACCTAGACGAGTTCGAGATTGACATTGAGGCCAGAGTCGCATCTGGTGCTGGATCTGTTGGTGTATGTGTAATGTCGGCAATTGGCATTGGCAGTGGATCATAGAGAATGAAGTGATAACATGCCAGCTACTCAGTTAGATATTCTAATTGAGCAAGGAATCAAATTTGAACGTAACGTTCAAGTTCGGAACAAAGATGGTACTGTCAAGGATCTAACTGGTTATTCAGGTAGGATGCAGATTCGTCCCACCGAAACATCAGCCACAGTATTGCTAGATGCTAATACTGCAAATGGTATGATTACTATTAACAGTCCAGGAGGCATCGTCACGATAACTGTGGGTGCCGATATTACAACTCCACTAGCCTTTACGACTGCTTATTATGACGTAGAGATATTTAGTAGTACTACAAACGTAATAAGAATTCTAAAGGGTAGTGCCTCATTAAGTTTGGAAGTGACTCGATGAAGCGTAGATTAACACTTATTATTGGAATTGCATTTAGCATACTACTAGTTGGTGGTGTTGCATATGCATCAATTCCTGGACCAGGTGGTGTTATTAATGGTTGCAGAAAGAACACTGATGGATCAATGCGAGTAATTGATTCTGCTGCAACATGTCCATCTGGTTGGACAGCATTGAATTGGAATCAAACTGGACCACAAGGTTCTACTGGTCCTACTGGTCCTACTGGTCCTACTGGTCCTGCCGGACCAACACTAAGTGGAGTTCCTTATAATCGCGTGTTCGTGACACAGGACCCAAACCCAGAAAATGCACCTCATTTCAGTGCTTCTGGTAATCAATACATTCTTACGGTAACCAGATTTAGTCCATATGAGGGGGAACAATTAATTGTTCCAGTAACATATTTTTGTCAAGACTCCACAGGGACAGGTGTGATGTATCCCGTTGTTGGAATACAACAGGCTAGTTACCAGTTCCAAGTTTATTTCCTTGTTCCGACTAACAACCTAGCGGACTACGGAATTGCAGTTACTATATTTGCCTATCAGCAAACATCTTAAGGAGATAAACTAATGGCTAATTCATTATTTGAGTTTGGTCGAGAAGGATTTCTCGATGGCTCATTGGACTGGGATACTCAGAACTTCAAGGCAGCACTACTAGACCTCAGTACTGCCGAAGTTGGCGTTCGACAGATTGCTAGTTCAGTTGTTGGACCACCAATTGTTATAACTACAGCAGTTGCACATGGTTTCACAAACGGTGACATAGTGTATATTGATGGTCACTTAGTTAACACTTCTGCTAATGGTCTTTGGGCAATTACTGCTGCTTCTGCTTCAGTTTTTTCACTTACTGATCCTGTAACTGGAGGTAACGCGACTGGCAACGGTACAGGCGTTGCTACTGGCTATGCAGTTAACCTCGGTCGTAATACTGTTGGAACTAGATTCTGGGATGCTTTCGATGGTGGACTAGTTGGAAGCCTTTCTGGTAACCTTACCACTAAAACTGTTGTTAATGGTGTTGCCGATGCTGATGATGTAACATTTAGTGCGGTTACTGGTGCTTCTGTGGAAGCAGTGGCTATTTTGCAGGATACTGGTACTCCAGCAACATCACGTATGACTGCACTTATTACTGGTAAACAGATTGTTATTTGTAACACTACAACGACTGGTACAGTAATCCCAGTTGAACCTCTGAAGTATGGTATTCCAAGCACAACAACTATTGCATTCTCTACTGGACAGTCAGCAACTTTAACATCATTAGCTAATGCTGGTGATCGTTCCATTACGGTAACCTCTACTACTGTTAATGCTGGTGCTCGCGGTTTGGCTCTTGCTACTGGATCTGGGTTACCTGTTACACCTAACGGTGGAAACATTGTAGTAACCTGGGATTCAGGAGCTAATAAGATCTTCAAGCTGTAAGGATAAAATATGAAACTAGGTGGCGCATCAATAGTTGAATGTTTTGGACCATTTGCAACTGTAAGTGGTACAGCAGCCAACACATTCACGACAAAGAGAGATGTTAGTCCTCTTCCGATTCCAAGGATTCCGGCTGGAACACTCTTCGTTGGTGATGTAATCAAGATTGAAGCCGAAGGCGAATATAGCTGTACAACAGGATCTCCAACTATTATCTTCGGTCTGCATCTTGGTACTTATCTTGATGATGGTGTAACTCCAACTGTTGTAACTGACATTGCATTATCATCAGCTATGGCTCCAGGAGCATCTGCACTAACAGCTATGCCATGGAGAATGGAGTGGCGAGGTAAGGTCACCAAGACTGGTGCTACTGGAACAATGATTGGTGAAGGTGATTTGGAGTTTGGTACATCACTAACGGCATTTACCGGCGTTCCGATTCCAATCACTGCCGCACTACGCACAGTCTCACCTCTCAACACGACGATCGACAACCGTGTTGGTGTATCTGCTACTTGGAGTGCTTCGTCAGCATCCAATTCAATCACCACGTACAACATCACCTGTATGCGTCTCAACTAAATAAGGAGTCCAAATGTCTACTGGTTATCCAGTAACAAAGGTAGACATTGACAATCGCATAGGCGCAATGATTGTCAACGTCCGAGAATCACTACTAGCGTGTGTTCAGTTTAAAGACGGATATCTAGATGATGCTGCATTGGGCACTGATGCTGTTCTTACTGCTATGGGTTACACGGCTGGTGAAATCACAACAATTCGTGCAGCTTTTACAGCAATGAAGAATCTTTCAGGCATTGCTAAGGGTACTGGCACGCAGGCATCGACGAATGATTTTTACTTTGATGCTAAAAAGCTCATTGGTCTGAACGTCTAATACAACCGGGAGGTTGAGGCATGGCACTTGCTATTGATGCATCAACCCCGGTCATTGCAGTTAATTCGGTTGGCACAGTTGCAACAGTTACATCAGCAAGCTTTACACCACCTACTAATTCACTTTTACTAATAAGATGGTCTGGTAACTCTCCAAGCGGTATCAATCCAGCCACACCAACAATCACTGATAATCTTGGTACACCACTAACTTATACCCTATTGGATTGGCAATCTCATACCAATGCTCCTACCGTCGATGGTCAGGCTGCACAATGGTGGGCGGTAGTCGGCACGTCAGCCGCTATGACTGTAACTGTTACCAGTGGATCAGCAGGAACCAATACCAATCGTCAATCAGCTTTGCATATCACAGTACTGACAGGTCAAAAGCTTAGTGGACCAATTGGTGCTCACGGTAAATTGGGATCTAGTTCAACAACAACTATTTCACAAAGCTACACTGCACAAGGTACAAACGGGCAAGGTTTCATTGTAGTATGTGACTGGGATGATGTAGGCGCAGAGACAGCCGGCACTGGCTGTACCATAGCCAATGGCGGCTCTGCAACAGGACCAACATTCACTTACGGATTCTTCCGTAGGACATCAGCAGATGACGTTAATGGCAACAGTAACACTTTAAATGTCAATCTACCTTTATCTAGTTTCAATACAAGCTGGGTTTATGCAGAAGTTCTTGAAGAGCCTGGTGCTGCTCCTACTGTGGGTAGTACATACAACCTAGTCATCCCACCACACCTTCTGCTTGAACTGATCATCGCACACAACAGTCGCTATGCATCTTATGCTCAGACTAGTGCAGCAGACCAGAATATAGTTAACAATAGTATTACTTCATCTGAAATATTTGGTCAATCAGCAGTAACGAGTACATACACAGCTAATGCACAAGGCATCACAAGTTCTGAAGTCTTAGGCCAACCAACTATAACTACAACGGCAACTATATCCGCACAAGGTATCTCAAGCTCTGAAACATTGGGCAATGCAAACATAGCTAGTGTAACGAATGTACAAGCTCAAGGTATTCCTAGTTCAGAAACTCTTGGTCAACCAGTCATAACGTCGACTGCAACCATATCTGCACAAGGTATCACAAGCTCAGAACGTCTAGGTAACCCTTCGATAGCCATTAACATTCAAGCTCAAGGTATATCAAGTAGTGAAACAGTTAGTAATCCATCTGTTACAATTATCACTACAATCAACGCACAAGGTATTCCAACTTCAGAACGAGTTGGACAACCATCAATAACTACCACTGTAACTGTAAACGCAAATAGCATATCAAGTTCTGAACAACTTGGTAATCCGAACACTATAACAGCTACTTCAACATTAGCTCAAGGTATTCCATCATCTGAAATTCTTGGACAACCAACTATAACAACCACAACAACTATAAACGCAAATGGAATTACATCAAGCGAGCGCATTGGTGCTTCAGCAGTAACCACCACAGTGGGTGTTGTTGCCAACGGAATCACTAGCAGCCAAGCTGTTGGCAGTCCAACTGTATCAACCATTAGCAGCATTAATGCCAATGGAATTGTAAGTTCAGATAAGCTTGGTTCTCCAACAATAACTACCACAATAACAGTTAATGCTAATGGTATTCCAAGCAGTGAAGTTCTTGGTAATATAAATGCTATAACTGCAACTTCAATATTAGCACAAAGTATTCAAAGTTCAGAAGGCGTTGGATCTACAACAATTACAACAGGTCCAGTTACAGTATCTGCCAACAGCATAACCTCTGGAGAAGCTGTTGGATTTGCTGCTGTTTCTGTTGGTGTAAGCACAGTATTAGCACAAGGAATTCCAGGACAAGAAGTTCTTGGTTCTCCAACTATTACTACTAGTGCAGTCACTGTTAATGCTTACAGTATTGCATCTAGTGATGCAGTTGGTAATGCAAATGTATCCGCTGGTGCCTCCACTATACTTGCCAATGGAATATACACATCAGAAACACTTGGTTCACCTACGGTTACTGTGGGTCCAGCTACTATTGTTGCCAGTAGCATAACGACATCTGAGCGCATAGGAAGCGCAAGTGTCACTACAACTTATACTATTAATGCAAATGGCATAAAATCTTCAGAAACTTTTGGTCAGGCAGTAACTGGGACAGCGACCACTTTAAATGCAACCGGTATAACGAGCACAGAGCGTCTGGGAAGCCCTACAGTCACCACAGGATCGGTAACTGTCGCGGCGCATGGTATTACCAGTGAGGTACGTTTCGGCAGTAGTATTGTAAGTCTTGGCATACTAGCGAAAAATGTATTTGCTGGTGGTATCACAACTCAGGCTACTGTTGGATATCCTCATATTGGTAAGCAAGTCACAATAGATGTAACAATGAGAATGCCTGCTGATTTAGTATTCACTATGCCTAAAGATATTATAGCTGTTGTTACTCCAGAAGATGAAGCATTCTTCATGCCAGAAGATGAAGTGTTTACCATGCCGGAGGATATCACAGTCGAAACAGACTAAAAAGGGGACCTACAATAAGTAGGTCCCCTTTAGTGTGTCTTGATATAAAATTTTAAGATGGCTTTGCTAATGCTCTACATCCTATGATGACACCATCCATGTTGCGTACCTCACGGTGAGGTACTAGGAAATCTTCACGTCGGACAGCTAGTGCTGTTGCTAGCGATACTATGTAGTATGTATCTTGCTCCTGTGGTGGGTTATATGAGAGGTTTCCGTAGCGAACCCAATTTACAAGTATACCATCGATATAGGCTGCACTAGCTACAAGTTCAGTTAGTCTTAGTGGTTCCGATGACTTTATAGTGGCAACAATGTATGATTTTAATCCGAAAGTGACACCAATTCTATCTGGAGTTTCAGGCTTGAATATGGTAACTGTATGTGGAGTTAGATTAAGAATCATTTGTTACCTTCCAATGATTCAACCCAGCACAATGCAACCGAAGCAACCTGTAATAGCTCTTTAACTAGATCATTTTTGTTGTCTTCAACATCATACGTTAGCTCGTGTGCAACCTCGCCAACTTCTTCCATTAATGATGAAAGCTTCAGTGACCAGTGCAAGTTTGGATTAAGAAGTGAATTATCGCCATGCTTGAGATGTGCTCGAATTGCTTCAGCTTGAACTGCATCTAGTGTTAATGGCGATAATGGTAATTTCCTCAAAGGCTTTCCTAACATCTATAAACACCAGGGTTTGCAATGTGTGGGGCGTAAGTAAAGATTGTGGCTAGTGGATCAGACTCGCCATCCCAACCACCAGAACCTGCTTGGAATAATCCACCATGCAGGTTCTGAACTGATCCACCAGGCTCGTACTGAATTGTGTAAGTAGTGTTTGGTTGTAGTACAATGGAGCGCTCAATAATTCTAACACCGTAGTCAGTATCGTCTGAGTAATCAACTGTTCGTGTAGTAGTGGAAGTAGCTGCAAGGGTTAGTACCCATCTGGCATCTACACACGTACTAGATGTGATCGTTAGAGTAACAGGACGAGTACGAGCCATTGCTGGACTAGCAACAACAGTAATCGCTGCGATACAAGTAAGTAATACTACGATGAAACGCTTGAGCATCAACTACTCCTAAAGTCGTTCTTTTAAAATGGGCAGTACTCGATCCATGAAAGCCTTATCAGTCTTCATCTGATATCTAAGCAAAATTCTTAGTGCATCCATAGCATGAGGATGAGCAGGCTTATACAGATCAATGGCCTTTATTTTATTATCATTCCAAAAGCCTTTGCCATCACCTGGAGAAATCTTTACTATCTCTGCATAATTCATCTGAGCCCATAGTTCAATAACACCGATGTATTCTACACCAGTAAATATTGCACCAGTTTTATTCTGACGAAAATGGAATGCTTCATAAGCAACTACCTTCGGCTTTAACTCAGATAGCATATCGTATAGCGTCTCGTGCGGGTGAGGATATAAGTCAGGTCTAATCTGAAAAGTGCGATAGTCATTGTTATTAAGAGTAGCAACTCCAGTTGTAGTACCTGGATCAAAGGAGACGATCTCGATTGACACTGTATCTCTCCATGAAAGATTTATCATCTATGAACTCAAGCGTTAATTTTCTAACACCAGATGTGTCACTACTATAATAAAAGCTTACTAATCTACCGGAGAAGGTATCTCCTCCGCTAATAATTACCATATGGTTTCTAATCTCATCCAGTTGAATCGTCGTCTTTGGTTTCTTCCAGAATTTCATACGATCTAGTAAATGTCTCGTTAGATTCACAATTACCAACTTGGTTTAGGTGATCGAAAATGATCCAATGTCCAAATGGAATTTGGATTGGCCCAACACCAGTGTAGATTACTAGTTGGCCACCACTATTAATTTCATGGAATGTGTAGCCGACATCGTTATCTTCAAGGAACTTTAAAGTCTCAACCACACTCTCTTCGGTCCATTGAATTGCAGTTTTTGATGCTACCCTATTTTGTACTTTTACAATTCTACTCATGATTCTGCCTTCGGTCTATTACCTGGCCACAAGTTAATGGTCTCAACTGATCGATGAAGTTCCGATGGGCACCAGATTTCTCCATCCTGTGGTTCGTGCCCAGTAAAAGCAATACCCCACATCTTACGAGCTTCTTGCCAACTTGGCCATGCGTCACAGTATTTACATTCACTAGGAGCATGAAGTACTCGTGAATCACAATGCGGCATCGTTGCCATTGCGTGTAATCCTCGCCCTTGAACGGTACTCATATCTAACTTTTCTCCGCTGAACTCTCATTGCTTCTAGTTCAACGAAAGAATCTGCCTTTCCATCACACTCACCACAGCCACACATGTTGGCAATAGAAGTTGAAGTGTGACAAGTGTAGCAGTGTCCAGTACCAGCTAAACAGCACTTACATCTAATGCACAGAGAAACTAGTATTTCGCCATCGACTTTTCTAGTCTTAACTTTAGTTGCCATATTATGATCCCGATTCTTGAACAGCTCTTGTAATATCCTTTAGAGATGCTGTAGTTGTTGCTTCTCCAGCCGCGACTACCTGTGGTGCGTTTACTGGATCAGGCACTAAAGCTAGTACTCGTGCATTGGCAGTAACAGCCGGACGAGTAATTATAATTTGTAGTATAGCCATTAGTGGAACCCAGAAACCAAGAAGTTGATCAGGCAATCCAGGTATAATAAAGATACCAAGAGTACCTGCTAGACCAAATGCACCAGTGAAAAGACCACGTAGTAATGTTGGCTCTAGATGTACAAGTCTCCACCAAATACTGTCATTCGGTTCAGTATTATTTGACATGACACCCTCTCACTCAAAACTTTCTTCTCTTCTTATGCGTGTTACAGGTTTGGTAGGAGCTACTTTGTTTGCGAACGAATGTAAAGTAGCAGCTACTACATCAGGATCAGAAGAAGTGAGTTCTAACACTGTATCAAGAAAGGTTTGACTAGCATGTGGTGCTTGTTCTGAATACTCTTTTTCTTCTTGAATTATGATTTTATATCTCATATTTGGAATTCCTTTCCACAGTTCCAGCATGTGTATTTATAGAAGTGATTAGGAACTCCATCGCCACCACGACTAATGGTGTAATCATGAATGTCAAAGAATCTTTTACTAAACCAACATATGAAGTCAAGCATTTAATTCTTCCCTATGACGTTGACCATCTAGTCCATCTTGGCATTTACGATTTGGACACTTAGAACAGTATATCTTATTGTTTTCAAAGTGATGATAATCAGCATCATGACCACACAAGTTGCATATAATCATTATAACTTCTCAATCTCATATCGACCATTGTAGAGATATCGTTCCACAGGGATGCGATTTCTTTCAGCATGATCAGCAGTCCAACCAGAACCATAAGTCTTAGCTAGATAATGGCGGATACATACTAGTCTAGTACACGCTTCTACGATTTGAATATTGCGTTCTTTGAATCCATCTGGCTCCCAACGATTATTGGTTGGAAGAAATTCTTCATATGGAATATGTAATACTTCAGCCCAAACGATTGCAAGTTCGTCTATACCAAAGGCCCCACCAGATACAATTGCATCAGGCTTATTTTGTAAAATATACTCTTCTAGAAAATCGCTAGCTACGCGAAAGCTATGGAGATCCTTAGCAAAATGTATTGATCCTACAACTGCAAGAGTGTCATCCATTATCCTTCTCACTCATGCTTTCTTTGTCCATTCGCAATTGATGTACTTTCATCAGACCTTGAATCTTGTACCATGGAATATCACCATCACGAACCCACATTGGGTATCTTGTAACTATGATTCCATCTTCAGAAATCTTCTGAATTGCTGTCAAGGCTATGAAGTCTGTCAATGTAAATTGTGAAACTTTATCACCGAGATATGCTCTCATACATTCTTCGATAGCGTCGAATAATTTCCTATCTGCTTCATATTGTTCTATAGTCTTTGGTTGTTGTTCTAACTCTTCATCGTCTTCGTACATTATTTCTTAGAACCATCCTCATTATAGATTTCGCAATTGCCGGGACAACATAGGTGATACTCAGGTTCACATTGATTACAGTATAGAACTGATCTTTTATGGTTTTCATGGAACTTTGCTTGTACTCTACAATATTTCCAGTAGTGACCTTGAGTACTATTTCCAGTATGGTGGTCACATCTAGCACATACTATGCATCGACAAATATATTTACCATTGCCATTATAATACATACTAGGATTTTCAGCGTCACAACCAGTAGCTCTGACTTCCGCCATTGCTTGGTTCATACTCATGCTCATTTTTTAACACCTCTAATCTTAGGCTGTACCCTTGTCTGATAGGTTGTTCTTGGTTCATGCCCATTTTTTCGTGGATGTGGATTCAAGTCACAAGTACGTTGTATACTGAATGGTGCATCGTTGTCTTGCCAGTATCCTTTTACATTCCAAACTACTTCCTTTTCACACCAACGACAAGGCTTACGTGCTCTAGGCATGTTAGTACGGCCAATCTCCAACTAACCATGACGGACGCCGTGATTCTTCATCTTTGAATCTAGGATTATTTTTGTTATGTCCCCATGTGTACGACCATGGGCAGTCCTTGGTCTTACAGTACAAGTATGCAGCAGAGTCGCACGGAAGGCAAGCTTTCCAACCGGTACCATCAGGATTGCCACCATAAGTATGGCATGATAGATCATACCATACTTTTCCACCGCATTTAGGACATGGTTCTTTGAAATATGTTTCGTGTGTTATTTCATCATAAAATCGCTCAGTCTGCTGCACTACCTGTGGTGGTTTACTTCTTCTCTAGAACGCCATCTTTTTCCCAGTTCTTTCCCCAACTACAACTTAAGCACCAAATTGATAACCCGTGGTAATGCACACCATCTCGACCACCGAGTTGTGCTCCACAGCGTGGACAGCCATTCTTACGGATCTCTTTAATTTCATCCCAATTAATCATTTCCCAAAACCTTTTTGTAAGGCAACGCTATCCAAAAATTTTACGCTGAAGTTTCCCCGTACTGACATGTCGGAATCATTAACACTTGTAACAAACGCCGCTCTATTATCTTGAACTTCAACACTTACGTTTATGCCATCCCAAATTACATTGATACATTTTCCATTGTGTACAATATTTCTTTCAGTGAAGTCTTCCACGTAGGCAACCTCTTTCTCCATCTAGAGGAAAGTTCAGTGTAGCAAATCCTCCAAAGTGGATTCGTGCTGCATCATCATATGCTCGTGCCGCATCAGATTCTTTTTGAAAGTAACCTAAACTTACTGTTACACCATTTATTCTAATCTGTGCATTCCATTTTCTGGAAGATCTACGATAGTAAGCACCTTTGTAGTGTGATTTTGAAGTTCTTGTTTTTAATGCAGTACTTCTATTAAGACTTCTATTAGATGGTCTAAGATTTTCCAATCTATTATCAAGGCCATCACCATTTATGTGATTAACCATATCGTAGTCAGTAATTAATGTGTGTATATATTGAGTAACCTGTTTGCCGTTCACTCGAATGCTACGACCAGCATATGCTATACCATCTCTATACTGGTTTTCATGAAATGACCACTTGAATTGAGATACTAAGTCGAACATCTCATCATCTATTATAGAGCTTTTACCTTGAGTTAAAGGAATTAGTAAACTCACAATTCACTCCACCGAGTACCTGTTGAAACATCAACTACGAATGGCACATATGTAGTGAATGTTTCTCCTGCTAATGTCATCTCAGTCTTTAATAGATCTATTACGTCTCTAGAATCTGAGTCTCTACATTCAACGATAAGAGCGTCGTGGATGGTAAGTCTCGTCGTGGCCAGCCCGCGTAGTTTCGGCTGTAGTTTGATAAGAGCGGAGACGCAGATATCAGAGGCAATGGATTGTGGTAAGAAGCTAAGGGCTTCATTAACAACGTCGGATTTGTTTTGTTCGGTAATGAGCCAGAAGGATCGTTTGCGGCCGAACGGCGTCGTGAGATCTTCACCATGGAGAACCTTATGTCTGATTGAAGCCTGCCATGCTATGACACTAGCAATGCGTGCATTGAATTCACGCATCAAATCTTTTGTTTCTTCTAAAGTAATACTTGAGCCTTGCTGTTGAAGCTCTAGTGCAATAGCAGCGACACCTCTACCATAAGCATTGCCATAAAAAATGGACTTCATGCTTACGCGATTTTCTTTTATCCAATTTCCAGCACCATAGATATCATTGCAGAGTTCATCGAAGATATCACGAGTAGGATCACGGAAGATGTTTGCTAGATATTCGTCTTGTGCCAGCGTCGTAATGACACGACCCTCGGCTTGTTTATAGTCTGCCTGAATAAGTACGTTACCTTCGGTTTCAACTGTAAACTGATTCTTAATCCTCTTGTCGCGTACGATGTTTTGCATGTTCGGATTTTTGGAGGCGAGACGGCCAGATGTTGTACCGTGAAGAGTGTATGTTGTGAAGATCTTACCTTCATATAAACGTTTGTGGAATCCTTTAATATACGTTCCATTAAGTTTGCTTCTACGACGGTGTAATAAGAGTTGGTTGATAAATGTTTTAACTTTCTCATTGTTCGTTTTTCCTAGAATCAATTCCATCATGTCGGCATTGGTTGTGCTTAACACCATGCCTTGTTCCGCGAACCAATTCGTAATCTGCATCGGAGATCGCGGGTTTAGGTTCCTACCTGTGGTGCTCGATATTTCAACTTCTAGTGCCTCAAGTTCTTTCTCAAACATCTCTTGAAGTTCTAGACTGTAGTCCATATCAAACGTCATGCCAGCACGTTCAAGACCCATTAATGCATTAGATGCCTGAATCAAGAATTCATGTTGCTGATGTTCTCGTTCTCCCATGCGGGAAGTGAATAATTCCCACAGGTCCCATGTTGCAGCAACATCGAAGGCGTTGTACTTGTATAGTATTGGTCTTGGTATGTGACTATAATCTTTCCCCCTAGGAATAAATTTCTTAATCGCTGCTTCCCAATCAGGTGCTCCCAATAACTCGATAGCGAGCTTCTTGAGTCCATGCTGACCAGGACGTTCATCGAGGGTGTAAGATTGTAACATTGTGTCGGCATAAGCTTCTAGCTCCCCGAAGATTGGGAATAATCCAGCCAGGTCGAACTTGATGTTATGTCCGATAAGACGTTTGCTTCTAAGGAGGGAGAGGACATCAGCCTGTACTGCCGGCTCGCTAAGTCCACTTCCACCGAATACCACTGCTTTCCTTGGACCGTATGCGATCCCCAAGCAGAGTAGATTGTAGTGATTTGGGTGGGCGAAAGAAAAGTCTTTTTCAACGCCGCACTCAATGTCGATAACGAGAGGCCCCTTGATTTCTGCCAATCGTGATACCGCTTGTCGTATGTTAGTTCCAGACTCAAAAACTCTGTAGTCAGGGTCAATCCAAGTTGCATTTGATTTTCCTCTTAATTTTCCTGCGTCGGAAACAAGGGATGGAAACGCATCTGGAGATCTTAGGCAGTATGCTGGATGCCATGATGCTACTACTTTTATTTCAGGATTCTCAATATATGGTTTTGGTGGACCGATGCGTAATGATGAGATTTTCTTTTTCGGATCAATTAGTGCACTGGCTGCCGTACCACCCACGGCTAAAATCTTTTCTATGCCGCTGTGAGCTAGCTCTGCGTCAAGCCTAGGCTTGCAAGCCGCGATCGCTGCCTTGGGTGGATCATCGTTATTTGCTGGTCTACACAAACAAATGTTGGTTACCATTACTTCGGAGCGTTCGTAACCATGGTGATGTAAAACTTGATCTAGAAGCTTACCAGATGGACCTGTAAATGGGATACCACGGCCAGCTTCATATGCTCCTGGTGCTTCACCAACAACAGCAAGCTTAGCACGAGGATATGGATTTTGTGTTGGTACAAAAGGAGCTTTTTCGAACGGGCATTTTTCACAATTAGCTAAGGGGTGTTTGTGTCCCAACACAAGCTCCTTTTAGGAGTCAATTACTAAATATAGTTGTTGCCATCATGGCTAAAATAACGTAAGATCCACCAGCAAGAATCCACTTAGGAGCATTAACTCTAGCAGCAAACTTATTCTTGATATTGCTAACGAACAATGTTAGTTCTCCAAAACTTCTCATCAAACAAAGTTCAACAAATAATAGCCACATGAAAAATATTACACCACTGCTCTTACCTTTACTGTGTCTATCCTGGTACTTAATACGATCTCTATATCTACCACCTTCTAGGTAGGAAGTTCCTAATGTATTCTCATAATTATGTTGTGACATATTCTACGAGCACCTTCTCAGCACTTGCACCGAAGATATTTCCATTAGATGGCGACTGGTATTCTACATTAACCCATAGAATATCTTTACCGTCACAAAAGATATCTCTAAGATGATCAGCTAATTCTTGCACTCTTATTGGAATAATATTGTTCGCCTTTGTAGTATGGTTGTCCCAAATAGCTTCCGCAGATTCACGTATCTCTCTTGGACTAATCGATAGTTCTAGCGGACCATGAAGCTTTATAATTATTTTGTTATTGCCATCAAATATACCAACGCCCATATAAGGCATGTCAGCGATTCCCAACGTATCTCGGTTGTCCTTGGAACTGATTTATGAACAAGAGACGACGCTGATGGATTGTGGTAAGTAGAAGTTCAGCACGACGAGAGTCCAAACGGAACTTGCGCATGATGTCAGAACGACCCATGCCCAAAGCTCCAGCATCCTCTACGAATTTAACAATCTGATCAATAGTACGTTCATCTTGACTCTTGCCAATTCCATTGACGATCTCACTAGCGTATGTGTGCCAGTGTCTACAGTAATAAATTGCATGTATGATGTGTTGTATTCCTACTGTAATACTGTCATGCTCTCCATCAGCCTCCGATGCTGCAATCAGAATAGCCGCCTTTAAAGTTGACTTTGCTAGTCGGTCATACACAGGAGTAAGGTGTGGCAACCCAGTATCTAATGCTGCATTTGTTAATGTTTCTTCAAGTTCATTATATCTAGTCCAGGCTTCCTCAGTTAATACTGCTTCAAAGTCTGGCTTTAGATGTGCAGATGTCTTACCATCTGGCATAACAATCATACGTGGACTGTTGAACTTGAAGTTAATGTCATTTAGTTCATCTCTAATTTTACCTTTCGCTTCCATGTTTATATTTATTGGAGGACCCACAGGTCGGACTCTAGACCTATCTGCTACAGCAGTAATGAAGATGAACCTAGGAATGAATCCGCTATTGATGTGTTCTTCAGTTAGTAGGTTCTGTGTCTTAGTCTTGACTCCACCAGTGAACATGATGAATCGTGGATTGTCAATCCTAATCTCTTCTTTTCTAAGAAGTCTCTTGATTTGTTTACCATCATACAACTTGGTGAACTGCTCAGCCATGCCAGCCATGTAGTCCTTATTAACCATGGCATCAAGCAAGCCTGTGAACTCATCACGGAAGTAGATAGATGGTTGCTTTGGTCTATCTTTTAGTGCTGTTAGAATACCCTCTGGAGTACCATCCGTTGCCATAATTGCATCTGGACTTACGTCTGAAAGCAATTCCATTGAGATATCCATGGCAGTCGATTTACGAGTTAGTGTTGTATCTGCTAATATCATAAACCATAGATTAGGAATGATGATTCCGAATGATGTATCTAGTCTGATTGCCCCGGATAATATTCCAGAAAGTATTACAAAAGCACCAGCTTGATGGTACTGAGGAGCAGCATCGGTCAAATCTGAGGCCCATTTTATGTATCGCTCAATGAAAGTTTCCCGAGACTGTGCTAGCTTAACTTCATCGTCCGAAATGATCTCAGGAATAACTGCTGTAGGTGTTGGTACTAGATCGTGATATTCAATTTCTTTGACATATACCTTTTTGATTTCGGTCCACAGAGCTGTATCTGGTCGACCATCTCTTGCATACTTATTGCAACGTGAACCCTTAACGATTACAAATGTTTCTTCCGATTTCATCCCGGCTTCGTTGCAGATCTTAGCTAGCTTCCATTGGATTTTACTCCAATCGTCACCTTCGCCAGGGTCTTCATCAAACAGTTGAAATGCAATAGGATTCATTGATCGACGATACCGTTGCATAATTTCTAGCGGGGTTTCCTGTGGGAGATCCGCCTGAATAGGTATCGGGTCATCGATGAACTTTAATGCGTCATATGCTGGGTATACATCGAAATCGGATACACGATATAGACTCTCAGCAATTGTTGTTACCACTACAATTGGAGCAGTTGTTAGATCGCCATACTTATAGTTCGGCGTGTATGGTACTCTTAGTAGCTGCGTTAAATCCCACCCGCTACTATCTGCACCCTGTTCTTTATGGAAGTATGCTATCTTCATACATAGAGTTTCGGCTTCCTGAGGCGGAAGCGCGTCCTCCATGCGCCAAAAGGCTTGCCATCTTCCTTGACTAGACTGAACTACAATAGAAGCCGGTACTTGTAAGTGTTGTGGATTACAAGTGTCTAGATCGGCCCACAGTACAGGACACTTAACTACATTTTCTTTACGTCTTCTTTTGTTGCCGTCTAGCAACTGCGGGCAGAAATATACGTGTGTAAGCGTGATTGCTCTCTTGTCGATGTCCTTGCACATTTCTTCCAACTGAGTTGGATAGTGAAAGAACTTCTCTTCCATCTGCTTACTAAGATGGCTCTTATACGCTATACATACGTATCCTGTTTCACGCTCACCGAAGATTAGTCTAAAGAAATTGTATCGTTGTACCTGTGTGTCATCTACTGCATCCCGGAAGGTGGAGTATGCTGTCATACTTACCCCTTAGGATGTAAAAGACCAGCCCATATCTAATTCCAGTAGATATGGACTGGCCTTCGTCACATTGTTATAACAAAACTAATCCTACGGAAGTAGGCTGTTGCTTGCTGCGTTAGGAGCAGGCTTAGCCGCTGCCTTGTAACTACGAATTTCAAAGCGCTCGTTAAGTTCAGTGCCATCCTTAGTTTCGGCTGGCTTCTTTAGACCCTTAACATTGATCGTCTTACCAATGACACTTTGTAGTTCAGGTACCACGAAGTCTCCAGCATTAACATCATATCCTAGAGCCTTCATTAGCTGCGCGAATGAGTATAGCGCGCCATCGAAAAGCATAACTGAAGACATGAGACTAACGCCATCATAAGGACCCTCTTGGATGATGTACGTTAGCTGCCAGAACGGCTTGCCTGTGTTCTTCTTACCTGGCTTGACTTCTTTAATGTTACCGTCAGTAATATTAACGGTGTATTCGCCCGACGGGGGAATAACGCGAGCCTCAGAACTGGCTTCGTTAGATGAAAAATTAACCTTCAACGGTTGCGTCATTGCTTGATCCCTTAATCGCATTCCATATTGTAAACATGGTGGGGTCTAATATGGTCTGTTCCAATTTACCGGTACGATCTTTGGCGATGGTATCCTGGGTCGCATGGCTTAGTAGCACACGTTTTTGTTCTCCGTCAACCTCCTTGGTATATAGGTAAGCTACTATATCAAGAAAGCCGGCGACTTCATCTGCTACTTTGCCTGAAAGTGAAGGTTTAGTTTTAGTCACGCCGGTTTTTTGATTCTTGTCCTGTTTGGCAAGCGCTGTGAAAATCGTAGTTACAGGTAGGTCACGTAATGCACGAACAAACTTCCGCGTTTGTTCAATGTTAATATTCCACTCACGGATTCCTGGAACATCCGCATCACGTTCTTCATGCATTTCAACGAGCTTGCGCATCACTGTATCCATAGACATCTTCTGAGCCTCAGTAAGACTGTCTAGGATGATGGTCTTATAACCATGAGCACCAGCATATAGCTCGTCATAAACTGATTGTAGGTCAGACCAAGTTTTGATTCTGACGCTATCTACGTTTGGGTATCTGTCCTTCAAAGAGAGTAGTCCACCCTCAATGTCCAATATAAGAACCTTACGCATTTCAGGAACAGCATCAGCAGAACCTGCGAGCGTAGTCTTTCCTGCTCCTGACTCCCCAAAAATTAGGATGTTTGCGGAAGGCTCTTGGATGGATACTTTTGAAATTGCTAGACCTGCGATGGTATTTAGCGACATTTAACGAATCCTTAATAACCCATTTGTCCGAATTGAGGCGATTCGTTTCTGTTTTCTTTAGTGCTTCAGTCTACCATCGCAGGTCAGCGTCGCGCAAGAGACTAGACCATCAAACCTGTCAATCAGTTGACAACAATAGTCTCTTCTTCGTCATCATCATCGTCTTCGTCTTCTTCATCGTCATCTTCGAAATCGTCTTCGTCTTCTAGATCGCTGTCTTCGTCATTACCGTCAGCTTCGAAGTTCTCACCTTCGACTTCCTCTTCTGGAGAAAGTCCAAGACGGCGATTCTCACGCCCAGTCCACACTGTACCTGTGGATGGGTCAGCTAGAAAGTCAGCTATTTCCTTATTGGTGGCATCATCAAGTACTAGAGTAGGTTCTTCATTCATCTGCTTGTTCGGGTCTTGCTCATTCATTACTTTACTTCTTCCTTTAGTTGCCTTATAATTTCGGTTGGAAGTCTATGGGCACAATCACACCATGTGCCACCCTTGCATTTCTTAGGTTGCTTACTGTGAAGCACACCACGACAGTATTCGCAGACCATATAAATACCTCACCAAGAAATCGATTTCCAAAATTCTAAATGCCAAGGTCTTAATGGTACAAGAGTTGGGAATGCAACCATATTGGCCACTTCCCTATTTACAACTATGTATCTTTTGTTACAACTAGAACCATCACAGAGCCAAACATCTCCAAGATTGGCGGCACTCAATCGTTCTTCTGGGAAGTTGCACTTGTGTATTTGCTCTATCTTTTTCTCTTCCCACATTACTTATCGCTTCTATGATGTTGTTGCCATGGTGGTGGAGTTGACTGAATACTATCACTGATGCTTGTTACGAATAAACTCCTTCCATCTTTCTGATCAGATATCTCATCAACAGTAACTGTTAAGCTGCCATATTTAAAAGTGGTAATCTTAATGCCATGAGCTGTTCCTAGATTGTCTAGGGCATCAGCAATACCACGTAGATCATGAGCATAAAGCTTAATAGCTATCACCTGCTTCTTCAACAAGAACTTGTACAAACTCTGAATCAAGAATGTCCTCACGAGTTGCAGCAGTAATAACATCGAAGAAGATAGCCCACTCTTCTTCATCAAAAACAAGACTGCCACTTAGTTGTAAGGCATCCAGATTACTACCTACAAACATTTGAACATGAATGCGACGATCAAAACTGAGTTGATCTTTTCTATATTTGAGTTTGAATATCAATTTTTAATACTTCTTCCTTAAATTTATTCCAATGTTTGTGAGTACGTGCTTGTTCATCATCACCACAACTAGTACCATCGCTAATCAGATGATGCATACAGTAGATTCCGCTTTTACTATATCTGCTGTTCTTTATAGCTTTGAATTGCCAGTATGCTGGTAGTTTACAAGCATAGCGCTCTTTGAGAACTGGATCGAACATAGCCTTCATAGACATAGGCTTGTATCCATCACACTCAAATGAAAATTCTAGACGCTTTACGTATGGCAGTGATTCTAGAAATTCTCGACGTTGTTTGGGTGTCATTGTTCATCCTGTGATTAGTTTTGCTTTTTTGGCTACAAACCATTCGTATGAATCTTTTACCCACATAGCATCATCAAGAGCATTGTGTTCAGTACTAACTTGCTTAGGAAGTCTAAAAGAAAAACCATCCACCGCTTGGCGTAGATCATTTGTAAACATTGGAATTCCAGTATCATGAAGTCCAACCATAGTTCCAAACAATTGACATAGCACTACGTGATCGTACGCACCGTACCAGGCCCATAGCTTAGGATTAGGGTGACGAGTAATAAATTCCTTTACCTCGTCAGCAATGGTTGCCCTGCTCTTAATAGCAGGATCTCCACTGTCTAACTTAGGCAAATGCGGCATTACATTTTCCATAAGCCATGGGTGATCTAGAATACGTTCCATTGGCATTTGCTCACTGATGGCATAATACGTTTCACCAAGCGCGTTAACCATTCCAATGGAAATCAACTCGATAGTCTTGCCGTCTTCAAGGAATTCAGTATCATAATAAACGTTACCCATTATTTATTGTCCCTCATTAGTTCTGATCCAACATATTTCCAAACAAATCGCACATTCCCAGGCCATGCACTCTCGCCACAGATATGCAGAAACGCAACCGAATAGATATACTGTCGAATCCATCGTTTCATTAAGTGATCACCTTTACGATTATAATAATCGCAATAATTATCAGTTCAATTATGACTACGGCTGAGATAAACAGCATCACCTTGCCAAGAAGGTGCATTAGTCTGTACTCGCCGCCTTGATTTCCCAATAGAGCTGAGTTTGCTTTTCAAACATTGTATCCAAGGTGTATTGGAAATCTTCACCCATATTCATTCCCAAACACGGCTGCTTGAAAAGACACCAGTTACAACTCCAGCGACCAGGTTGAGGGTATACCCGAGGTTCACCAATCATATCCAAAGCTTCATTTGCAATTGCAATTCCAGCGTTGGTGATTTCTGATTGATTCTTATGAATTTGATGCCGTTGAGTAAACTTAGGACCATCAAGCTGAAGCCACCGGAGGTAGTCATCATACAGTCCCATCTGCCAAGCATCACTATCTAGTTCTCGGAATGTCCTCAATGCCATTTCGTATGTAGTAAGATTCTGTACGTTGGTTGAGTACATCTTACCTTTGTATTTACGAGTTAATAGTTCTGGCGGTGCCGGGAATGCTTTCTTGATTTCAACATAGACGAACCCAGAGCATTCAATTCCATACTGAGATAGAGCCCACAGGTAGGACACAATCTGGTCATCTAGTTGTAGGAATGATGCTTCGGCATCTTCGTCCAACATTCTAGATGTAGTCTTCCAGTCAACAATCCAGTATCGTCCTTGTTCATCTTGGAACAATGCGTCAAGACGTCCACCATATGTTACAGGAAGACCTTGCCAGATACTAAAAGCATTAGCTCGATCTTTAATCTTAAGCGAATCTTTTTCGTCTAGAGCATCATTCCATTTGACATAACGCTTCCAGCATCGTTTACACTTGCACCACAGTTGTTCACCAGTATCAGGGTGCTTTAGCGGTACCTCGAATGATACTTCTACTTCTACAGGAGTCCACCGCTTGTCATAGTGTGGAGTCATTCTCTCGCAGTAGTAGCGAATCATTTTTAGACCAAGGTCAACCCGAGTTTTGTAAGATTCAAGAACTGTCACGTCAGGATCTGCGTTGAGCTTTTTGTATGACTTTAGGTGCTCCTCGCACTTCCTACGGAACGCTACGAGCGCCAGGTCGACCCGAATTTCCAGATCGGCTGTCCAAGTACGTGGCTCATAAAAAACTTCCATAGCAGCGTGGAAAGCTACACCAAACTCTAATGGTTCAGCAGTAACCAGTGGAGCGTACATATCATTGTACACCCAATTCCAGCGTCTACGACAAGCTCTGAAAGCTTTACGCTCAGAAGTGTGCAATTGGTGAGATAGGTGATTATCTAGATACAACCGTTGAATATCAGGGTCAACTACTAAAGGCATGTTACTTCCTAAACTCTAAAACTAAAGGTCTACCAGTTGGAAGTATAATAGCCTCTGGATAAACAAATGATCTAATAATCTCCATCATTACTTCTTCGTCAAACTCTCTACCAATCGTTTCTATTCCTATAATCTTACCATCTTTATCAACATCTATTACTATGTTATTACCGATAGTAATAGAATTAAAAATTCGATTGATAGATATTGCGAAGTAGTATCCACCAATTTGTTGACGAGCAGGCATTTGACTTCCTAACTAACGAGATAAAGGTACTTAGTGCCAGCCTTTAGCTTACGATTAACAGAAGTCGATTGTACGTAAACTGCGTAGTCTGGATTGAAGTCTGGCTTTACACGACCAATGTGGTTGATGATGTTAGCGGGCTTATCTGGTTTCATTGTTATTCTTTCTGTTAGTTGATTAATAAATCCATGTGCACGTACGTTCACATTGATCTTGATGTGCACGTACGTGCTCAAAAATCTATTACTCTTGGTATTGACCTGTTTTGTTACGGTAGTCCATGTCAGGCATACATCCACCATATGTGCAAATAGAATGATATTTTGTAAGCATAGTGGAATAATTACCTGGATATGACAAACTAAATTCACAAGCGGCATATTTAACTTCAGCGATGTCTACTCTACTGTTTATGTCATGACCGCAGATAGCGCATAGATCGAAGAACTCAGTGGTCCCCTTTTTCCCAGTATCCATGTCCTGGCCCATCCTCTTCGAAGTCTTCTACAGCTTGTGCTTCATCTGAAGGCCCGAACGCCTCCATATATTCGGTTATAGCTTTAATATCAGTTTCTGTATATGGGCGAAGAGTTTTAGGATCATATCCATCTTCAGCTTCATCAGCTAATTGATTAACAACATCATCTGTAAGTTCGACTCCACCGGACGTTCCAGACTTTGTTGTAGCCTTATACTCAGCAACAAGATCCTTGAGTTTAGGATGTGCACCTGTTTCGATCAATGATGAAAGAATTTGAGTATCATTAGGCTTTAGAGCATCGAGATAATCTTCAGTTGGAAGCGACCTACCTGTGGTGCCATGCTCTCCACCTTCAAAAGCTGCAACCACATCCTTTACAGGTTCATCTACTTCGTAGAAGTCACCATCATGTCCACGTTCAATATAGTTTTCAACACCTGCTAGATCAACTGGCTTGATATCATCTTCATAGATTGGAATATCTGAAGTGTTTGCCAACTCGAATTGTTCTTTGGCATCTCTGATTCCAGTATATACATCACATTCTACTGGACCTGAGTACCATGTATATGAGCAGTGACAACCTGCTTCATTTTTATTATGATTCCAACCAGCAGCTACATGATGAATCCATTCTGCTGGAGCATTACTGGCACCAAAAAATGTTTGTATAAAGTTAACCCAGTTCTCTTCAGTAATCATATTTTGTGTATACCCTCAGTTTTCATTTTGTCATTAAAACTAGTAAGTGATTTATTGACATCTTCGAAGAAGTTTTTTATTCCTTCACCAATAAATTTCATTGCGAACCACGAGTTATGAATTTCAACTATGTGCTCAGCAACTTCTTTATTAATGATCATATTCACTACAGCGGCTGGAATTTCGCTTGGTAGATCTTCTTTATTCGTACTGATATTCCAACCACCTGGTGAATGATGGTTTGGATGCACGTACCACTTCTTATTAATTATTTCATCTAGTTCTGGCACGTTTTGGCCCCTCCGTTACCCACTTTGGTAACTCCTCGCCATCTAGATGTCTAAGTAATAGGTGACTACCTCCAGGTAAGCTCATTATTACTATGAACATCATACGAGCTAAATTTCTAGCTTCGTGACGATCCTCTATTGATACAAGATATTGGTCTTCACTCATCAAATACCTCATAGTCATCTTCACCCAAGTCAATGGTGTCATCATTTTCTGGATCAAACTTTATATCGCCAATCAATCTCTGTATCCAAGTCCATTTTAGTTGAATACCTCTAATACGCTTAGCATCGATGGTATCCTTGGCAATGATGTCGATGACTTGTACGGCAGATTGTTGACCTATGCGATGGAGTCTGTCCTCTGCCTGTAAATTCAGAGCGTTGGACCAAGATCTATCTGTGAAAATAACAATACTGGCGGCAGTTAGCGTAATGCCAACACCACCAGCAGCTATTGTACCAGCAAAAATTTGTATTTTTCCATCTTGAAAATCAGAGATGATTCTAGAACGCTCATCGGCTGGGGTTTCCCCAATAAACTTACCACAGGTGATCCCATTTGCTTCCAGCCTCTTAGCTAGTAACTTAATAACCTGAGCGAACTGACTGAATATTACGATCTGTGCTGATCCAGCTTCTTTGATGACTTCCATAACAGCATCTATTTTGCTAGATGGTTCTGAAAGCATCATTTTTTGCTTGACTTCATTCCACTCTGCAAACGCACAGGCGAATTGTTGAAGTCGAGTTAGCTGAGCAATCACCACAGGAGCAACAACTGGTAGTGCTTCTTGACTACCAATCCAAGCGAGCATATCATTCTTCATTGAGTTGTATGCTCGACGTTGTTGTGGTGTCAGGTCAACATCTATTTGTGTGTAGTATTTCTCTGGCAGATCTGTTAGTACGTCTTCCTTCTTACGACGTATATAGAAAGCTGCCATTTCGTTTTGTAGCTTCTCAGGATTGTTGACACCAATGATTGATTTGTACCCATTGAAATTGGCATACATTACATGTTCGTTGAAGTACTGCCAATAACTAGTCCAGTAACGCGGGTACAGCCAATTCAGAATGCTCCAAAGATCGTCGGGCTTGTCATATGCTGGCGTCCCTGTTAGGGCAGTTTTGTACCCTGTGGGGATTTGCTTAATAGCAACTGACTGCTTAGACTTTCTATTTTGCATTGCATGTGCTTCATCTGCAATTACATGAAACCATTTCACATCTACTAGTTCTGGAATTAATCGTAGAGCTGGCCAGTGACAAATGTACACGTCGTGGTAGTCATCTGTCAACTGGTCGACAAAAAATTTTCTGTCTTTATTATTGATTGGTAGTATTCTAAGATCAGGTGCCCACTGGAACCATGCCTTTGTCCATGTGGACACCATAGCCAGTGGGCAAATGATCAACGTCTTTAGTTTCAGATCAGGAAATTGTGCTCGTCGATTTATGTCTAGGGCGATTGCCTCATGAGTTTTTCCAAGACCCATGTCATCGCCAATTAAAGCCGATTTCACATTAAAAAGCTTATCGACAGCTTCCTTTTGGAAAGGAAATAATTGCATAACTTATATCCCTTCCAGCGGAAAGTTGAGCATTGTTATATCACCAAAGATTTTATATATTGCTTCGTCATATGCTTTGGCAGCTTCGATTTCATCGTGAAATGATCCGACATATTTTCTTACGTGTATACCGTTTATTTTTGCTATCCATTTACCTTCACGGTTGTACCAGGATACTCCCTTGTATTTAGATGATCCCCAATTAACATGTTGATTTCTTATATTGAGACTATTATTTAATTGTCTAAGATTTGATCTTTGGTTATCGAGTCCATTACCATTTATGTGATCAACACGTGACCATTCAGTTATGAACGTATGCATGTGTATTGTAGAATATCTACCAGTAGGTAGTTTTATTGCACGTAATGCATAAAAGGTGTTTCTCTTTTTAGAGGCACACCACTTGTATTTAGAAACTAACTCATAATCCTCATTATCAATTAGTGCAAATTTTCCTTGTGATAGTATGATCTGTTGCATGGTTCTCCCTTATCGAGTTCACCTCCCCTTGGTTACTGTATCATTGTAGAGTCTGTCAAGCATTGCATTTACTTCTTCATCGCTGCGGTTAGGCAGCTTCGGGAAATGCTTTGGTCGCTCTAGTGTTGGATCTGGAATAGATCCATCAGAGTTTACTTGAACTACGTAGTCGGTATTAAACCATCTACAACGAGGAGTCCTACATTGAATAGTGTGAAGCCTACTACCATGAGGACCGCCTCTACTGCCAATTTCTACCCCTGGTTGTTGACATCTGGGGCAACGGCGTGCCTCTTCATATGTACTATCGGCCATCATTTCCTTCAAGAGATTTTACACGTTGCTCAAGATCTTTGAGCGTGGTCTTCAAACGCATTATTTCATCAATTAGAGTATCATATCGTGTTGGAGATATATTCCTTGAAGTTGCACTTTTTGCATTCACATATTCACGATATTGTTCTTCTGATAGCTTATAGTTTAGAAGATATACGCTTTCAACTCCTGGTCCTCCCATTTTCAAATTGGTAACACAGCGCATAGCATTTAGTACTGCCATGGCACTACCATGTGAAGATCGACTTAGACCTAGAGTGGCCGAAACTTGCTGATAAATATAGCCTCGGAAAACTCTAACATTTTCTGGATCATCTATTGGATATCCAAATTCTGCAATTGCAGATGATGGTTCCATTTTTGATAGTTCAATTAGCTTGTCATATATCATAGTTGCATAACGATATGCAGATCCTCTGGCTGCCATTGATTAACGCTCCACAGGCTTAGGAAAGTCTTCTCCAGAACGGAAAGCTACTACCTGACGAAGCATACCGTTGCAAGTGTCGTTCCAAGCCTTTATGTACAAAGCTAAATGCACGAATGCATCACGACGGATTCGACCAGAACGCTTTGAACGGATCACATAGTTCCGAAGTGCCAGCGCAGGATGATCTGCTGTGAGATCAGCACCACTTTTCAATGATTCTACGAAATCCAGGTGAGCACCAGTAGGGTAGGAACGTTCACAAAGGAATGAACCAACAATCACTGATGACGCCATGAATCCGACAGGACTCAGCAGACCAGCGATTGACAGATACTCATTGATGTCAGTGGTTTTAACTATAGTCAAGATTTCCTGATTGGTAACCTTGACACGATTCCAGAACTTGTAGTCGTGGTTGTCGTACAAGTAAAGAAGTCGAGCTGCTGCTGCTAGTCTATTCTGGTTGTAATAACCAGCAATAGCAAGGATTTGATCTGATCGCCGTTGCAGACCAGTGTCTAGCTTGTCGAATACGTCATCATCAAGCCCCTCTGTGACCAGCATTCTAATTCTGATCTTCGGGTTTGGAGCGTATTCAACTTCACCTTCAGTAGCTCCTACCTCGGCAGCTTGCAGAATTGCCAGAAGTCGGTGCTGACCATCTATGAGAAAACCCTTTTTGCTGAATCCAATACCCTGGTGCGTGAATCGCCAGTTGCCCTTAAGCATTTCCACTGCGTAGTCATTAACTTTTCTTAGACTAATCGGGCGGTTAGTGCCTTCGGTGCCACGCTCAAAGGCTTGATTCTTCTCCAGATGGAGTCTAGCCTTTGCTACTGTAACTTCTTGAATTACCGTTCCCATTATTTATTTCGCTCCAAGTATTAATTAACCAATAAATGGTGGTTCTGTTTATTTTAGTTAGTCGAGATAGTTGTGTTACTTGTTGAGTTTCTGATGCCTGTTTTAGTAGAGATGCTACCCTGATTCTTACTTCGTAGAATTCCTTTTCGAGTTCGTTATATCTGTTGACAGCCTCCATTAACTCGTGATTGCTAGACATAACAATCACATCCCGAAATCTATTAGCATTTTTTTAATATCTTCTGGTTTTGTTACTGTTAATGTTGCTAGTTCTTTTATTTGCTCTGATAATATACGTTGTTCTCTGCCGTAGAAATACTCTGAACGTGGATTTGATTTATTAATCCAATCCATTGCTTCATGGAACGCACGATTGTAAGATTGACGATTACTATGGTCATCACCAAAGATTAGATCTCCAAGATCTGAAGGAGGATAATCCTTGACCAGTAGTTTGAAATCATGATATAACTCAACGTGATATTTTTCAGCTATTTCACTACAACAATACTGTTGACTAGGATGACCATTATCCGAGAAGGCTAAAATTTTAGCTTTCTCTGCACGAAGGCCAAGAGTACCTAATTCGACATTACCTTTGATTTCAACAACGCCTGGAACAAACGTGGTATTGTACCTTGATTCAACTATTCCGTCTAGATCCGTTGGCAGATATCTAGCATAGATACCACACGTACAACCTGGATCTGGTGCATTATGACGACCGCCACCAGATCCAGGCCATGCTATATCAAATGCATAAGTATATTTGATACATTGGGCAGTTGTCTCTGAACTCCAGAGTTCTCCATTTAATGCGTGCATGGTTAATGTTATTGGATTAACCACCCACCATCGGTACGCATATATAGTACCTGGAATTAATGCTCGGTTAATTCCTGAGTGATCAGACCGCAATTGGTTCCTCCTGCGGGATTTCTATAGGAGGTTGTTCAGTTGGAACTTCTTCTATAGATGGTTCTTCTACTGGTTCAAAAGTTACAGATTTTCTTTCTTCTCCAATATCCATATTCTCCTCCTTTCGTTAGATATTGTGGTTCGGGTGGGATTCGAACCCACGGCAAACAGATTAAGAGTCTGTCCCATTGGCCACTATGGTACCGAACCTGGCGTCAGAAGCCTATCACGTCGTGCGATGGGTGTCAAGCTTCTGACTACATTGATCTTTATCTATATAGCTCTCTTGTCAAACAGAGCATAGTAGTCCCAGCGCTTATTATATGTAATAAGAGTCGGTTCCTTATCTTGTTTGACTTCATGCCACCACATTAACATACGGCCAGTTCGACCATTGCCATCAACGAATGGATGAATGTGTTCAAACTGAACATGACAATTCATTGGATCAATGTCTTGCCAAAATCTCATGTTGCCAATCCATACATCCATTAATTGTGGTACAATGTAATGTGGTGGACATGTACGTCCACCTACGGTTACATTGACATCACGATAATTACCAACATATCGATCATCCCATAGTAGATCTTCCATGATTATGGCATGAACGTTTAGTATATCGTTTTTAGTTAGTGTATTAATCTTGTTAATATAATCCCAAGCTTTTTCAGATTTTGGCAATTCATGAATATCTTTAATGTCTTCGATCAAGTTTGATTGTACAAAATGTTCACGCATATTAATAGTCATCGTCGTCGTCATCATCCCAATCTAATTCAGAATTAATTTCTGCCATAGCCATTTTCCGCAGATCATATTTGCGTTCGTCTTCGTAAATATCATCAGACTTACGCTGTTGTGGGATCTGTGGCAGACCAAGCACATTACGGTCATAGTTCATCCGACTAGGCTTACTACAGCGACTGTGAACCCATATACCAGATGCACGGTCGAGCGTATACCCGTCCTGTCTTAGCCATTTACCTGTGGTGTGACAGTTACACCAAGGTTTAGTATTTAGTTCTATCACTGGTGGGGTGTCCTTTTTATGGTGGGGGATTCCATTTTGTTCGTGCCCGCGACTGGATTCGAACCAGCAACATCAACCTTAGAAGGGTTTTGCTCTGTCCATTGAGCTACGCGGGCAAACCTTTACTTCTTCTCCAACATTTCGATAATCAGATCAAACTTCCTATGAAGTTCCTGTGCCCACAGTGGGCCTTGAACCTCTGGCATTACTGATGTCTTAGATCTAATCCAAGCATTACGGAACTCTAATATCTGTTCTTCAGTAGCATTTAATGCTTCTAGTATTGCCTGATATGTCTTCCATCTTACTGAATAACCAGACATAGCAGTACGAATTGTAGATGGACTAACCCCAACAACTAATCCCATATGAGTTAATGAAGGATTACCAGCATTTTTTCTTAATTCTGACAGTCTATCTCTAAGCTCATCACTAAGCTTTATATTAGTTCTCCCAGCCATTGCTACCTACATTCATTAAGTTTTATTATGAGTGAGCGGGGAGGATTTGAACCCCTATCCTTCTTTATGCTGCTCAGCCTAGATCACTTATTCGCGCGAACTATAAGGAGTGCTAGACAGCCTATGACACAGCTAAGTTATCCCAACCTGGGCGCCCAAGGTTCTACCGTCAAGACTCGAACTTGAAATCTCCTGATTCAGAGTCAGGTGTGCTACCAATTACACTACGGTAGAATGGTGCTTAATCATTTTGGTGGTTCGTTCATTATTTCACCATCAAGACTAATTATGGTGGTATCAATCATGTCAATTCTATATTCCATTCTACCATGAATACTAGAATTCCACAATTCTTCTTGAACAGCAACATGATCAACTGCTTCTTTGTATGTCTTGAATGATTTGCCACCCCCATCACTCTGAAGCTTGAATGTACGAAATACTCCAGGTGAAATTTCTTCGAATCTTGCTGCGTTACTAGCCATTAATCTCACCATGATCACGATGTAATTGTGCTATCTGAATTGCACTTGCAAATTTCTCTAAGTCACCTGCTGGAATTCTAACATGACCATTGCCATAGACATTAGAAATCAAGTAAGTGTTAAAGTCACCGTCATGCTTAACTGATATTGCTCCATTGTCGTATATCTTTTTGGGAGTAGTCATTAGTAGATCTCATCGTTGCAGACAGCAAATCCGAAATCACGATGATTCTTAGCTGCTGTGAGAATCACAAGCATGTCTTCTAAATTCTCAGATGGTAATGCAATCCATCTTCCAAGTGGAGTTGTTATTACATAGGAATCTGCTGTACTCAGATAGTTGAGTCGAATTTCTTCATAACTGAATATTGGTGTGGCGTCATCTAACATGTTTGCCTGACTCATAGTTTGGAAGTTTCCCCATTTCTAGTGTCTCTGTCATGTTTCTTATTGTGTCACGCTTGCCATGCTTATATCCATATGCATACATCATCACCAAACCGGCAATGAATATCGCAATAGGTAAAGTGAGAAGTACATAAGTCAGAAAGTCCATTAATGTTTACCTGCCCAATGAATAATCTCGTAGGCAATCCAAGGAATAATACTTAACCCGCAGGTGAAAGGAATTAGTACCAGAAATACCGTACGTACAGTGGTACTACCTCCTGTCAATTTAACTTGCTGAATTTTATTTGTCACGAGCCTCCACGGTGAATCGAACACCGATCAATGCTTTACAAGAGCATGGCATTACCATTATGCAATGGAGGCATATTTCTATTTTGCAAAAATTTTAACCAATGTGACACAGACAACAAGCACTATGAATGCAGACCAGAATGTAAAGATGTACGAGTACCATGGACCAACAGAATCATTTATACATTCGTGCTTTTCCATTGCTAACTGTAGCATTGCAGCATCATCCATGGAAATTTCTGAATCGCATATACCACACTTATAATGTGTCTTAAGTTCTTCTGGTAATGATGTTATTTTGTATAGCGGTGGCGTATCTTGTTCCACTTTGTATTTCTCCTTGGGTGTCCAATACCATTCATTGCCATCACGTCGCAAATCAAAGTGTGGTACTAGTTTAGAATCTAGTACGTGTATACGCACGTACGAGCGATGGGACTTGAACCCATAACCACCAATTTATAAGATTGGCCGCACTAACCATTAGCGTACGCTCGCGCAGGCTCTTGCGAGCCCTCTTATCTATTCTACTTCAATGTAAATTGTGTCGTCTACTCCATCAAATCTAATGCTCTTAATAGAGAGAACAACATCAGTTTCTACATTTCTAACTTTAACTTCCTTGAGTGCCTTACCAGCAGCTACTGCTTTTAATGCACGCTCAAAAGTCGCTTTGTTCATTGACCAGTACCACAGGTTGGGTCGCCTGCTACTACAGCAATTGCAGCATATGTATTGTCACCATGGTAAGCAACATAAATTCTATTGCCGTGATCACACTTGGTAGACACGTTCGAGAAACCATCTGGCATACTAACACCGTCGGCTGAACCATTATTTTGAACACCGACAGGCGCATCCTTAAATGGTTCTACTGCCTTACCAATACCACAGGCACTGAGTGAAAAGATACCTGCAATGGCAATGCCAACAACTGCTAGCCAAACAGTCCAGAATTTACTTTGTGGTTTGCGCATTTACGATTGCTCCTCCGCCAACGAGACACAAGCCAGGCGGAACGCCCATTTTGACTGACTCGTCAACACACTTGTTTTGGATGTACTCTGGGGTAAGGAAGACTCTTTGCTTATCTGCAATTGCCTTTTCCTTGTCAGCATTAGAAGATAGCTGGTCAAGAATACGGGCATTGGCGATAACATCTTGGAATGACTTGATGTTGTTTTCAGTCTTGGCGTCGTGGTGAACGAGCGGAATTGATACAGATACAATCTTAATATCAGATCCGATAGTTCTGTTTAGTTCGTCCTCAACGTCTTTGCCAAGCTTAGCACCATCAAAGCTGGTCTGTCCAGTCTGAATGTTTACCTGTGCCAAAGGGTTATATGTGGCAAATACCGTATTTAGGGCATTTTGGATTTTCGTTTCTACCAAGTTATTCTTCAGATTCTCAAAGTTACCTTTGTAATCCTTGTACAACTTAGGAGCTGCTGAATCCAATACCTGCCACTGAATACGGTTCTCAGCACACGCCGTAGCTAGTGAACCAATACGAACTGTAGAACAATTCTTGTCACCAGTATGGTCTGAAACCTGAATCGAAGCGTCAAAATCAACAACTTCTTCCCAGGGCCAGGTAACCTTAAGGCCACTACCTGTGGTGGTCCCAGTAGGGTTATTGAACGCAGTAACAATACCTACGTTGCGTACTGGTACGAACCATACACTGGACAGTACCAACATGAGAATGGCAAGCGCAGTAGCGATCCCAAATCCCCATTTATTACCAGTAGCAGCAAAATCAGCAGAATCAATGCTTGAGTGACGACCACCTTCTACTGTGAGTACATGTAGCTTCTTCTGATAATGACGCATCACGAAGAAGAATATCACTGCTAGTGGTAATGCGACGAATAGGAATACTCCAAATGTAAATGTCAATTTAATTCCCAGCTAGTTTGTAATTTTGTAGCAATTGCTACGCTCAGATACCTAGGTTCGAACTAGGACTTTCGCATCCAAAGTGCGACGTGCTACCATTACACAATACCTGACTGTTTTTATTCGTGGGTCAAAATATAAGTTTCTTTATCTAACTTAATGCTTATTGTTAGTTCACCACCAATAGCATCAATGTATCTACGAAGTGTACTTAATCTACAATTGAGTGGGAAAGCCCTTTCCATATCTGATACGGTTGATTGTTGGTTTCCCATTTTATCTGCTACAGCTAGTTGGGTCAATCGTGTTATATATCTTAGCTCTTCTAGCGTAATTTTGTTCATGTGATCCGTCTCGGGGTCGAACCGAGGACACGCGACTTAAAGGGACGCTGCTCTACCATCTGAGCTAACGGATCATATTAAGTTGTCATTGGTATCTATTAATGTTGTAGCACCTTAAACATACAGCTTTACATTTCTTAATCTCTACATCGAATCTAGCCTTGGATATATTAAGGATTCTACTTGGTGGACTACCACTTATAGATCCATCTTTGTAAGTTAGTTGTAGATGATCTAATTCATCATCACCACAGGAGTCGCACTTGTTTCCAAGTATTGCTAATGCTCTTAGTCTTGATTCTTTATACCTTTGTTTTTGGTACGCGCTCCATTTTACAGGATCTCGTATCACCATCACTCCTAGTAGCGATCATAAGGATCAATGCCATAATCAGGATCATAATAGTAATCGTAAGATGCTAAAGCATCAGATTTTACATTGCGATCTGCCCGTGGTTTTAATGCTACACTCTCAACTTTTTTACCACACCATGGACACTTACCATAACTATCTGTAGGTCCATGTCTTCCATACAAAGCATCTGGACAATCAAGATACACCATCTTAATCCACATCCCAGAGAGCAGAGTGACGGTGGCGAGGAATAACTATATCCCAGTCCTCGACATCCTCAATAGCCATTTTACGTAGTTCACTAACAGCGTTACGAAGCTTGGTACGTGCACTGCCATTTGCTTCTGCTCGATAAGATTGTTCTGCCTTAGATGGACGACCGAAAATCCTTCTACCAGTCTTACTGTAGTATCTAATATGATAGTTGCAAGAAGTGTAATCACGCCATGGTTTGATTCTGAAGTCTAGATCACAAATACCATTACGATGGTCATGATCTTCAATTTGAAGTTCACGATTTTGCATGATCTGAACCCAGTATGGTTTGGTCTTGTCCGTGTTGGACACATATGCCTCTCCTGTACCAGTACTTCTGGTACTTACAAGTCAGGCATATCTTCCTCCTTATATTCGCATTCATCTTTCCAGCATGAATGACCTTTGATACCGTAAAGAGCTACAGATGCTTTGCATCCTGATTCAATTGGTGTAGTATAAATTTCTCTTTGCTTTTTGTATGCAAAGTTTTGTAGATTTCCATTTATATCGAAAAGTAATTCACTAAATTTATCTGATTTGCTTGACAACCAGCCAAATAAACCACAGCATGGTGCGATGCGATGAATTAAAAATTCAAAGGTTGGTACCCACCATGGCTCAGTGACTAAAGCAAGACTATCTCCATCTTTATGGTACCAGACGATCGCCTTTTTCATACCGTGTAGCATCTTCTCTTCTGTGAATCTCAATGTTACGAACAATATTGCTAGTAGAAGTTTGTGCCATCCTTGGCAGAACAATAACATTTACATTTGGAATCTTGGGTCTAGGTCTATCATCGCTAACAATAATTAGGTCAGGACTGTACTTCTCAGCAATGTTTTCACCGGGTTTTTTAAGTACTACATCACTAACACTACGGTGATAGCGAACCATCTCTAAGCGTTCAGCCTGTGGGATTACTGGACGTCCAGGACCCTTCCGCATTCGAACTAGTTCATCAGTTTCTACTGCTACAATTAACAGTGTACCATATGATGCAGCAGATTCTAAATACCTAGCATGACCGATGTGGAAGAGATCAAACGACCCCGATGTCATTACTATTATTGTCATTATTCATTAGCTCCGGGTAGCATCCACATTCTGGGTGACATTCATGACCACAATCATCACAAATAGGATTGTCGGCAGCACTGTGCCCATCACCACGTCCAGCTTCTTGACATGGTTTACATGGTTTACATAGTGGCATACCCATTTGTGCAAACTCAGGATCTTCACAAATGTAACAGCCTTTTCGGAACACTGTAGGTGTGCTTGTATGTGGACTAGACAACATCCAATATGCTGGATCGCTTGGTTTCATTGGTACGCTCATACCTAGTTTATTCCATCCATCTTGATATGCTTTTCTAATATCTGCTAAAACATCATGGTTGGGATCATCCCAAGGTAGGTTCATGGCTCTCTCACCTAGAATCGAACTAAGATCAATCGGTTAACAGCCGACCGCACTACCATTGTGCTATGAGAGAAAGGTCTACTGGTGGCTACGACCTTTGTGTCTATAGCCACCAGCGACAAACCGTAAAAACTTTTTATACGACCTTGATGTGGGACGCTAGCGCCGCTGCGATGGCCGGTACGTTCGCTAGGACAGCCGCGTTGAGCTGATCCTGAGTGATAGTCGCGGTTACTGGTGCGCTTGTTGCGCCTGCCAGATTACGTCCTACCCAACCTTTCCAATCATCATCTTCTGTGTACGTTTTAGTTTTTGCTCCCTCTGCCTGAGCATCAGTAACCTGATTCCAGGTGACAGCATTGGTATAGAAGATTCCATCGCCAACATAGAAAGAGTTCGGCTTGTCTGCTGGAGGTAGCACACCATCAACTCGTACCCGAACCATTGCGACTCTACTTATCATGATGTCTGTTCCTTTCGCTCCTACATCAACTGTCGTGCCTGTTAATGCAACTAATTGCTCACGTGTCATACGAGTAACATTTAGATCGACGTTGTTGCCGAGCGAACCAGCATCACCTCTGCTTGTAAACTGAAGTATTGAGTTAGAAGTCCAACTACCATATCCTGGATTAAAGTATGAGGCAGGAATCTTAGCAGCGAATGTTGCTGGATCATCTTGGATTGTATCTGTGTCTGCACTAATGTAATGTGAGTCCCACAGGTACGGAGTTACGTTTGGTCCATTCCAGTTTCTAGCATCCCACCACCACTTACCAGTGTAAAGCAAGAATGGGTGGTTGTTTGATAACCTATTCCATTCTGCCTTCCAGTTTAGTACATCTTGATAGGTAGCGTCGGCTTCACAGTCGAGCTGAATGAGCATACCAGTAGGTCCACCAGATTCTAATATCTTTTTATAGAACCAGCGAGCCTGTGTAGCACCATCAGTCCGAGTTATCCAATGATAAGCACCAGGAATTAAACCTGCGTCACGTGATGCCCGAACCCAATCATCGCCCAAATCACGAGCATAATCAACACCTTGGGTAAGCTTCACTGCTGCAAAGGAATATCCCTGTCGTGCAAGTAGTGGAAATGATAGACCCTTTTGGTATCCATCATGTACATCAACACCATAGAGCATGACTATTTCCCATCTGTTAGGGAAAACTATTCACTGACTGCTTCATTGTCATCTGATAGTATTTTGTAGCAGTCTTCGCAGTCAAAGAATAGATTGTTTGTCATGTCTCTAGCATCTTCTAATGTTATAGCTTTGTCACCGTAGACACCCTTGCTACAATAAGTGACCATGGTTTCCACATTAATCACATGTATTTTCACGGTCTCCAACTATCACTGGTTGGAATCTTAGTGAAGTTTTTTGCCTGCCACGCTTCTACTTCGACTATTGTCTTCTTGATTCCATCAAGATGGTGTTGTGGAGATCCAGCCGTATGACATATGTGCAAATACATTGCTAGTAATTCTGGAAGCAGAGCATCCTGTGCTCGGAAAACCACCACAGGCTCATCTTCACCGATGGTACCACGTTCTGTGGTGACTCTTCCGTACTTTCTTTCAATAGCCATAATGCCTCCTTAAGGTTCCGCAGTAGGAATCGAACCTACACATTGACGCCGAATGACCAGCCGCCTCTTCCATTTGGGCTATACGGAACTACAGTAAGATACAGTTACTTCCTACTATCATGAATTCGGTGTGCACACCTAGCTCACAAATGAGGCTCCTCATACAACCAATATGCGTGGCCGCGCTTCCATCACTATATCCTACGCGCCACAACGGGGGAACGATCCCCGACTTCTAGATTGACAATCTAGTGTGCAGACCTCTACACTATTATGGCATATTTTGTTTGAATTATTTTGCTGTGATAGCTAATGGATCCCTTAGTTTAAAGACCTTATTGCATACTACTAGAAATTCTTTTTTATTACAATTACCACTAAGCATGTATTGAATAATAAGTGCTAGTTGCTCTTGTTTGAATTTATTTGAACTTCTTCCAAGATCTGTGAAGTATTGGTGAAGGCGAACTCGAAGACCAGTATCTATATCGTAGTTATCTTTTCTTCCACCAGAGAATTTCTTTACAATTCTCGATCTCATAGAATCTAAGGTGCCCTCTGGATGTAATCTGGTATAAAGAAATTCATAGAACTGTGGTGCAGACATGCCAGTCGATGGAATTAATGCACGAAAATCTTCATCATACATACGTTCCCAAGGACGAGCAGTATTACCGACTATTGCGTTTAAACTTTCACCTTCATATCTTCCAGTCCTACGAATGGCTGGTAAGATTTCTCCTGATACTTTGCGGGTAAAGCGTCTAGCAGCTTCTAGGTTTGATCTGAATGCTAATTCGTAAAAAGCCGGCTCATTGATGAAAATAGTCGGACGTAATTGTACACGACTATTCTGAACCTGTAAAACTACCCGGTCTTCATCTTCAACGGTTCTGAGTGGTCCATATTCATCTTTATATCCGAAGGCTTTTGTGACATCTATACCACAAACATAGAGAACTTCATTATGCATGAAATATCGAATAGGATTATTATCAAAATACATAGTAGAGATATCTGGATTAGGTATCGCAGCAACATCACTCATACAACTTCACCTCTCACCGTTGTGATACGATTGCAAGTACTTATTTTATTATAAGGAGGATGATTAGTAATATAGTGTTGATTACATTTATAATCCAGAACGCTTCTTGCTCTACGAAGTTTACTATTCCTTCCCAGATATCTATGAGAAATTCATGTGTTACATTTAATACTTTTTTCATGTGGAGCTTGTCGGACTCGAACCGACCACCTCTGCCTTGCAAAAGCAGCGCTCTACCAGATGAGCTAAAACCCCGAGTTTTTCACGGATCATTTTGATGAAGAGGACATCTATAATCATAGGTGGCCTCCCGAAAGCACCAGCGGTGCTTGCACACCCAGTACTTCTTGTCTAGTAAATCACTAATCCATTTAAACGGAATGTGCCACATATTTTTCAACCTCCTTTCATTATGGTAGTGAGTGAAGAAAAGATGCTTTCAACCAACATGTGTATTTATAGCATCTCTAGACCGTTTCACTAGGACAGTTTTGAACTGTCAGTATTGGTTCGGTCATCAATTCTTCAACATATTAGGTGCGATCCCATACCAGTCCCATCAAATATTCCTATTCGCATACGGAATACATGACGCTTGGTGAGTACATATGTCAGATACTTCGTGGGCATGGTTGGTGTCGAACCAACAGTGTGCTATGCACATCGGTTTTACAGACCGATTCCTAGACCGCTAGGACACACCCATTTTGTGCTATTCCACAACTTTAATATCTGGTGAACCTGTTCGTTCCATGTATTCTTGTGCTAGTGCTATAGCATTAGGAGCAGTACGCATGTCTAAGCCGTCATCTTCCCAACGCTTAAGATTCTTCATAGCAATTTCTAATGCTTTTTCTTCTGTTAGATCTATGAAGATTCTATCACCTGGACTTGGTACATGATCAGGAACACACTTATCGTTGTACCAATCGACATGTGTTCCAGTCTTACCAGATTTCATTGTGATCACCATTGGAGTAACGCCATCTCTGCTATTCCAGATGATCTCTTGTTCAGTACCATCATCAGATTGATACTTCATCAAGCAAAAAGCTTCACCATGATTGTATTTCTTTTTCATATACGCTTCCAGATCTTATTGACACATCTAACGAATTCACCAGTACCAGGATCTCGTTTTTCTTGTCCCGATTTGGTACACTTTGTACCTTCTAATGGTGCTGGTGCACTACCAAAGTTTATGTCTGGATCATAAGTAGCATCTGAACCTGTAAGAGGTGTTTGAGGATAGCTTACACCAGGATGCGGGGGCAAACCTGGATCTTTGTAATCACAATTAGCAGCACCAAGTGTAACTAACAGCAGTGATCCTATGATTGGAACTATTAACTTTTTAATCACGTCGGGCAGGTAGGAATTGAACCTACTACTTTCTGGTCCCAGGCCAGACACTCTACCGATGAGCTACAACCCGTTAAAACTGCCTCAACTTCGCCGTGTCAGCGACTAGGTACTGTTGGCAGCCGTGACCTGACAGTCACTTGCAATCATGCCGATTAAGAGTCGGTCAGACTACCGTGCACAAGTGTGGAGTCGCACCACATTCACCTTAGGATTTATGACCGTTATGTTGCATCTACCTAGCCGGACCCAAAGTCCGCTGCCTCGCTACATGGCCTCATGTGCTAGTATTTAATTATTCTTCTGCTTCTGTATCAGCGCTTTTAAGATCTGCGCTCACAGTAATTTTTGCTGCGTCCCAATCCATTTGGTTATATTCTTTATGTGCTACAACTGTTACTTTACTATCTGGAGGATAGCCAATAGTTTGATTTACTAACCAACGTAAATCTTCTAGTGTCATTGGTTCAGTTATAGATATGTTACTTACTATACTTCTCGGCATGTAGCCTCGCAGGGACTCGAACCCTGTCCTTGAGTGTGAAAAACTCAGAAGCTAACCCATACTCAACGAGGCCATGAATCAAAATTTTCTGCGATGTCTAACTGTTATTACAAATATTGGTTCACCATATAAAGTGGTACCAATTCGTTGACCATTTTCTAAAAATAAGTTTCCTGTAGACCATCTATCAGGACAACTGAAACAGTTATCAATACTGTGTCTACCATGTTCACATCTGTCTAAATCATTTAAGCTAGGTTCCATGTTGGTCATCACAGTTTCGAACTGTGTACCTCTGCGTTATCAGCACAGCGCTCTAACCAATTGAGCTAATGACCATTGGTCGGTGCTAACTTTCAACTCAACATACGGAGGCACCCGTCACAGTGCGAGCATGTCTATTGTCTACTAATATAGCCATATGAACATTGTGCTAGAGTTGGCGTCATCCTGACAAAGACGAGCTTACAGTGCCTTCAATAGTTTCTATTCATATGTTTACCGACTTACCTTCCACAAGCATTGTACACTACCTGTGGTGCGTACAGATAACGGGGATCGAACCCGTAACCTCCTGATTGAGAATCAGGTGAGCTGCCAATTGCTCCATATCTGCATAATAAAATTATTCAGAATGTGTAGTTTGTACATGCAAAATCTCATTACTGGCCACGCGATAAACAACTTTATTTTTAAGAATATTTTCGCCAAGAATTAAGAACGTAGTCCAATACTCTTCAACGTTAATCTTATCTGCCTGGAATTTAATCCATCCATGTGCAGTATCTCTGAATGTTACTGTGTACGTATTCATATCATTACTACCTTGCAGTATTTACATACATAGTAGCTGTTTCCTGCACCATCAACGCCTGAGTGACGTGGCCAATGAATTTTA